ATGATGAAAAAAAGTATTCTGGCGTTTCTGTTACTCACCAGTTCTGCAGCGGCGCTGGCTGCACCGCAGGTGATTACCGTCAGCCGTTTTGAAGTGGGTAAAGACAAATGGGCGTTTAATCGCGAAGAGGTGATGCTGACTTGCCGACCGGGTAATGCTTTGTATGTCATCAACCCAAGTACCCTCGTGCAGTATCCTTTAAACGATGTCGCACAGAAGGAAGTTGCCAGTGGGAAGACTAAAGCCCAACCCATTTCGGTGATTCAGATTGATGATCCCAACAATCCCGGCGAAAAAATGAGTCTGGCACCGTTTATAGAACGAGCTGAAAAACTCTGTTAATTACCTAAAATAGCCTTTTGATTTCCAATAAAAAAACCGCCTCAGTTCTTTCACCAGAACGGGCGGTTTTTAACATTTAAGCTGATGACCACCGCGCTTTTTATTGACCATTTTGCACGCAAACTGGAAAACCTGGCGTCGTCATCTATTCTTAAAGGGCAAGGCAACTAAGCCTGCATTAATGCCAACTTTTAGCGCACGGCTCTCTCCCAAGAGCCATTTCCCTGGACCGAATACAGGAATCGTACTCGGTCTTTTTTTAATTGTATTTAAAATCAATCATTTGCAAGCGTCTCCCCGAAATTCCCCGAAATTTACTCGAATTTCTGTATTCCGGTCTTTTTTGGTTATATCACAACCAAAATACATTTAACAATCCATTTACGTTAAAATCAGAGCAGTAAGTACGTTTTTTCTCTCTCATCAAGATACATTTTTGTTGTCTTCTCCGATGTGTGGCCAAGTAGACGCTGAGCAAATTCTTCTCCACATGTTTCTTTGTACAATCGTCCAGCCAGGCTTCTGATCTCGTGAAAAGTTGGTGGGTTTTCACTGAACTGGATACCTGTTAATTTTCTGGCTGCGACAAATTTTTTTGTCAGGCCATCCGGGTGAATGCTGCCGTCAGGGCTGTTTTTTCTAATCCCGGCACTGATTAGATAATCTCCCCGGCTTACCAGGCGGCACTGTTCAACTACTGTACCAAGCCGTAGACCAGCGACAGGAAGGCTGAGTGACAGGGGGATAGCAATCATCATTCCTGTCTTAATTTGCCTGATGTGGAGACGATCATCATAAATATCACTAAACCGCATATTCGTTATGTCTTCGCGACGTTGTCCTGTTACAAGGGCTAAATCCATAGCTAATGGGAACCATGCCGGAAGTTGATCTGCTGCCTCCCTGATGCAGTTGTATGTCTTTAGTTTCAGTCGTTCTCTTGTAACTACTATTTTCGGTGCTCTTGTTGGCGTTACTGGATTTTGAGATATACGTCCTTCAACAATGGCCTCACGAAACATATCAGACAACACAGAACGCATTGATCCTGCCATTGTGTTTTTCCCTCCTTCAATCCACAAATCAAGAAACTCGGCAATATGGCGAGTGGTTATTTCTGTCAGTAAAATCTCTCCCAATTTTTCTTTTATTGTCTCCAGTTGATTTACCCGAATTTTATAAGTATTTCTGGACACTTTTCTCCTTATAAGAATCGTTTTGTAACGTTCAATCCAGTCTGCCATAGTAAATGAGTCGAACCCTTTAAGTTTTTCAATTAAGGCAGCAGGAGAGTAGTTTTTGTATATATAATGATTTGCTTCAATTGCCTGCGCGATTGCATCTCTTCTTGAAATTTTACCTAGTGTAAATTCTTCTTTCGTCAGAGGGTTGCGCCAGTAATATGCTTTGTCCCTCCTTCGATATGTTAAGTTTTTAGGCAAATTGGGATCGTATTTTTTCCGCTGCATGTTTTAACTTCTCCAGTAACGGACTGTCTCTCCCTTGTCGCCCATTAGGCTGATGGTGTGTTATATCGGTATCAACCTTATTTGGGTTGATATAGAAAGCTTCCGGAACCACCCTGTAACTCCTCCCGTGTAGTTCAGGTGCAGGATAAATGTTTCCATTCCTTGCCCATCGTCTCAGCGTTGATATTGATGGTGGGTTATCCGGATATCTGAGTTTTCCCCACGTTTTGAGTGTCACAAGATTCATTGCCATACCTCTTACGATATGACCGCCAGTAAATATACAGAATACTGGCGGGTGTGGTTGATTTTTAATAATCAGCTATGAAGTTCTAATTTGTATATAATGCAACTCACGAGGACAGAAGTTTCTCGCAATTAAAATTTATCAGCTTTACTTTCTGCTCTCTGGACACGCCTGCTTCTTTTTTCCATGAGAGCATTTTTTCGCATTCTGATTTCGTTAATTTAGATTTTGAATATCTTGTCCAGTTAGTAGGAGTGCCACCTTCTTTTTCAATAGTGGCAGTTATTTTATACATGAACACCTCCATTATTATTTCCAGTAGTTCGTTTATTCCATCTTTCGAGTGCTTCTTTTTCACTTCCACCATAGCCAGTTCGGGATTCGCATCCGTTGCATTTTGCCCGGTAATATCCTGAAATTGCTTTCACCGTAACAGATGGACAACCACAAAACGGACATGGTTTAACATCGTCATATCTCATAATTTTTGTCATAAAAACTGTCTCACGTTGGCGGTGCATTACACCGCCAGGCTGAATTATTCTTCTGAATTATCGATCACACTGTATTCCCCGGTTAATACAGAGGAGTCTGCCGGATCGATTGTCAGTGGTTCCTTTTCATCCATTGATACTGCACGCTGGATTTCAATTGAGACAGGCAGGTATTTAAACAGGCGACGAATAGCCGTTTTTTTTTGCCATTTCTTCCCAGTGAGTTACCCATGGCCCGTTATTACCAGCCTTACTCTGGCTGCGCACCAGTTCAATCTGTTTGCGCGTCATAACTTCAAATTGAGTCCCTCCGTCTTTCAGTCTTGCGACAGCATAGACGTGGGTCACTGGTGCATCTTCGTTTTCTCCCGGGCGGTGTATTAACTTTTCATCAAGGCCAAATTCAAAACTAAACTCGTCACCTTCACGGACAACACGGGCTGACAGGCTGGCGATTTGACCAGAACGGCGAGCCAGATCAATCATGCCGCGATAACCAATGATTAGCTGAACGTTCTTTTTACCGCTCTTTTCGTTTTTATTACCAAAAGGCAGTAAATATGCGTGACCGAGGGCGCTACCTGGCTCAAGGCCGAGCTGTGAACACTGAACGATCGCACTGACAAAACTCATGGTGTCACAGTTTCCTAGCGCCGGAACCTTACGAATTTCTGTGGTGGCGATACGTATCATTCGTTCAGCCGTCATATGGCGTGGGAGAGCTGCTGCCAGTTGCTCTTTCATTGATGGCTGATTAATAAAGCTGATCACGTCGTTATTTTTTACTGCTGCTGGTGCACGGTTTCCCTGGGTTTTTTGCAGATCGGCTTTTGCGATAGGTGGTTGCTTAGTCATTTGCATACTCCTTAGCCCAGCGGGGCAGTGATAACGTTTTAATAGCTGGCCATTCATCGGTATTCAGGCAGTCAGCCAGGGTCCTCAGATTGCGGTGATATTCCTGCTGGCCTGCCAGTTTTGCTTCTTCGCCCATCATGAAAATCTCAACCGGGTAACGTCCGCATTCAACAGTTGTGCTGGCAACCAGAAAAACGAAAGTTGGCAGCACGCCAAACTGTGCTTCATAACCGTCACTGTAGAATGCATCCTGAACGTGATAGCGGTAGTCGTAATAAGCCGTTTTGAATCGTTGAATATCCGCTGTGGTTTTCACGTCCATGATCCAGTGAAATTCAGGAATAATTTTGTCCGGACGGCACCGACACAAAATTCCTGTTTCAGGATCTTCCCAGTAAATTGATGATTCAGCGTGTCCGGCGCTTTCAACAAGCCATTGACCCAGCGGCAAAGCCATAACGCTCTGATACATGAGTTCAATTTTCCGGCCTTCTTCGGCAGTGATAACCGTTTTTCCTGTGCTTGCGCATTCCATCAGAAACGCTTTCTCCTCTTCTTTTCCGGCGGTTGTACGGCGGTTAAATTCAGGTGCCACGATAAAGCGGTTACTGAATTCTTCCGGTTCAAGTACACGGCAGTGGAAAGCGGTTCCTAAATCGAGCGTTTTTGTCTTTGTGGTGTCCACTGGGGCATTTTTACGCCACAAATACAGAGCCGGAGTATCAGCAATGTCGTCGAGCTGAGACTTACTGACACCGGGACCCGCGTGGTAATTCTCATTCGAAATTCCGTAATAAATACCAGGCTCTATGTCTCCTGCGATTACGGGATCTGCGACTTCGCCAGTTTCATCATTGCAATCGCGATGCGGATCGCTGCCAGCATTCTCATTGTGCGGATGTTCAGCGCCTTCCATTTCCTCCGGATCATTTTCCTTAGCTTCAACCTGACTCTCTTCATCGAATGTTTCCTGGTATGTTGCGTCGCCCATCACCGCACCACAGTCAGGGCAGTTATCCCCGCCAGTCTGGCCGCAGGCATTGCAGGCTATTTCCGGTTCCTGTTGCACTACTGGCTCAGGTTGATTCATATCTGGGCTGGTTTTTTCCGTTTCTGGCTGGTTCTGGTACACACAATCGCGAGTCTGGATCCCCTTTACCCATTTCGGATCGTTCGGGTCGCTAATTCCGTCAACAAATTCACCACGTGATGCAGCAAGCAATTTATCGGCATCGACAGGATTTTTTGATGGAATGTTTTTCCGGGCTTCATGGAGTTCTGCCCGCAGTTCCTGATATTTCGCATCAACAGAATTTACCTGTGACTGAGCATCCAGCGGCTGCGTGTCCTGATGATGTTCAGTTGCGTCCGGTTCCATTGTTTCAGCCTCTCCCTGTTCAACTGCCGTTGTTCCAGATGGTTGCGGTTTTTCTTCATCATCCTGTTTTCCTTCTTCTGTTACTCGCTGCGGCATCGGGGCAGAGGAGCGACCGCAGGCAATATCCACGATTTCCGGATCAGGGTTGGCATGATCGGTTTCAGTCAGTACTTTGTTCAGATATTCAGTGACGTGCGCGGGGATGACCTCGATCCCAATTGGTGCTTCTTTTACGGACGCAACCACGATGGCGCGGGAATAATCCAGCCCGCCAGGCATGGTGATGAATTTGTCGCGGAAAACAGAAAAGGGCGGTTTATTTTCAGCGATAATTTCCTCAATGCGTTTAGCGTGTGCCGGATGAAGGTTATAGATGTCCAGATCCATTGAACGGGCCAGTACGCCAGTGGCTACGTCGCGCGCCAGTGACGTCAGATCGTGTACGAAACCTTCGCCGCGATCGGTGAGGTTTCCGCCGCCAGCATTAGCACCGGAAGCCGTGCGAGTGATGTGTGAAACACGATTACCCTTCATCCACTCTTTTGTCAGCAGTCCTCGATCGGTGTAGTCAGCGTTCAGGTATGCTTCGAAAAAAGCAGTTATCAGTCCCAGGTTTGAATTACCAGGATTAGGGAAAACTTTGTCAGTGTCACGAACCAGTTTGTGGAGTTCGCGAATTTCCAGCGGGTCGAGCAGGCTGGTTTTGTGGGAAACAGCCAGGGCAGTAACAGCCGGTAGTTCTTCAGCCCGAGCAATGTGTAATGCCTGGAGTCCGTCGCGTGAAACGTGCGTTACCGGTTTTTCGCTGCCGTGTTGAGCAAGCCAACGAATGGGCAGTTCCTGGCCAGAAATTGGGAGTAGCATATTCTCCTCAATCTCAGTCATGTCTTCGCCGTTGACGTTGGTATTGCCTTGATAATGAGCGTTGTCTGGTGCTGCTCCCGGTTTTAGTTCCCATGTCATGGAGTCTTTGCTGAGTTGATAGCGTTCACTCCAGGTAAAATCGATCTCACCTTCAGCGGGCAGGTCATTAACGACAGGAAAATTCGTGGCAACAGCTTTAAAATAGCTGCTCAGTTTTTTACCTGACTTAACGATCAGGTAGTCCAGAGTGGCACAGGTCGATTCAAAATCGTTGCTTGCCCACAGGACGACGTCAGGTTCACCGGATGATTTTTTCGCTTTCCGTAACAGGAAGAGTGGTTTTGTGCTCATTGTTTTTTAACCTCAACTCAGATTAAAATTCGTTTTGTTCAGTGAATGATCTTGCCGGATACACACTGTTCATAGCCTGCGCCATACGCAGGCTATTTCTTTCAGATTTCACCTTTTAATTTCATTGCAATTAGAGTTGCCAGAAATTCGGCTTTTTTTTCTGCGGGCAGATTCTTTCCGATATGCACCAGGCACATTTTTTTGACACCTTCATCAAGTGTTTTTACGTTGCCTGATGGACCATCGATATCAACCACAGTGAATGGGGTTTCTTTATTTTCTGTTTTAATTACGTAGCCAATGCGCTTTCCTTCCAGATTCACCTCGTGAACAATGTCATCGGTAGTTACAACAGTGGCTTCATAATTGGTAATCATGTTTTTCTCCTTAATTAAGGTTGAGCGAATACCTGCCATTTCTGGCATAAATTCAGTTTCGAATAGTCAATTAATTAAAGTTCATGTGCCATCTGGTCTTTTTCGGCACAAGCTTCACTGCAATATTTTCTCGGTTCGTCTTTTGATAAAATCCCGTGCATGAAGTGAAGCATTCTTTCAATAGCTTTGCTTTCTTCAACGTCTTTTTTGCAAAGGTGGTAAGCACATTTTATTTTCTTAGTCATCACCATGACTCCGCCTTTACAGGTAAACCATCACGACCGAGGAAGACTTTAATCATGCGGTCAGTAATGCATGTTTTTGTGGTCAGGTTACGAATATATAGTTTTCGCTTTTTAATATTGTTTGCCGAGGCAATATATGTCCGGCCTTCATGAAGAACATAATCGCCAGGAGTCACACACTGACGTGGTATTTCATCAGTTCCGAAGTGATGTGCAATCATAATTATCTCCATTTTTACAAATGAACTTTGTTGATGCGGTGCCTGGTGCCTCCAGGTGACTGCAACCAGTTAACAATTACAGTCGGCTTTCCCACCCAAACCAATAAGGACTAACATGACTTTTAACTGTGCCACGTGCGCTTAGCCGCATTCACCGCATCACAAAATTCACTTTAAAAAGGGCGGACATCAGCCGAACTTCAAGAAAAAAACTGATGCCGCCAGGACTACACACAGCAATGTCGTTATTTACAACCGGAGGCGCACTCCCACCATTTAAATTTAACAGACAAGACCGACTCTTTATGGATATCGGAAATGCGCCTTCGTGTTGTGCGCCTGTCTTTTTACCACTTCAGGCTCGGTGGTATACTGGAGTTCTCACACAACCAGTAAGGAGAATAATTGTGCTATCCAATATGAATGAAATTGATTCGTTAGTTTTTGAATATTTGCGACTTAAGCACCCCAAAGGCTGGGATTGCAGTGAAGCCGATTTTATTTCAGAAGTTCAACGCCTGAGAGCGGAGTTTACCGAGCTTCTTAACCCGCCTCAGCGTGATATCCCCCCTGGGTTTATTGGTTAATCGCTAGAGTAATCATTGATTTGATACTGGCAACGGCTGCTGCGCTTGCCGTTGCCACAGCATTTTCAACAAACTCTTTATCTTTGCCTTTTAATGTTAGTTCTTCTATTATCCGGCAAAATGTAGGTTGATATTTTTCCAGAACAAAGTAAGCAAATTCTCTGTTAACGCTGTGCCCATAAACAATAATATTTTTATCTGTTTGCTTTGTATTTGTATCATATGCAGAATGTAGACTTTTATTAGCCATAATAATTCGTTCTTCAGTGCCTGCATTTGGTTCCAGCTGCTGGAGGCGCTTTGCATCCTCCAGAAGCAGAGCGATAACGTGTTTTAATTCTGTCTCGTTCATTTTACTCACCTGAATGTCTTCCCAACCAACGACGTGCGCCTGTTTCAGTTTTAAATGTTTTGCTTTTGGTATACGTCATGGCGGTGAACGTTCCATCCTGGTTGGGGAACACGCCACACACTAGGGATTCGTTGTTGCCGAGGTCGATTTTTTGCATTTTGCGAATCTCACATCTTGTTGCTGCATATAGCGGCTTCTGCCTGCCAGAGATCCCAGTCGTTGCTGCGTAGAGCCTGTACAGCTTGGCTGTAAGTGATACCGCAACAATCCATCAAATACTGAACTACTTCGTAATGCACCATTTTATCTCTCCCTTTAACGCCGGGTGGCGGAACTAAAACCTACAGCGCCGTGCTGCTTCTGTAATAATATTAGTTATGTTCATATTAATGATCAACACAAATATGCATTTCGTTGATAAAAATGTACTATCCTAATGAAATTTTTAGTGTTTTTTTTGATAAAAAGTAAGGCGGGGGCGGGCGGAGGGGACAAAAAAACCGCCAAAAATGGCGGTTTAGTTACGAGATGGTGGGAGCTATTTCTTCATGCGTTTTTGAGCTGCCAGCATATTTTCAAATGCTTCTTTGTAGAGTTCATTCTGACCTTTAAGTCTTTCGATTAGTTTTGCTTTTTCTGATTCGGGAAGGATATCAAAAAGATCTAGTAAATCAGCTTGTTGCTTGTTAACCATCCGCCAACCTTCGCCTTCGAAACTTTCGTCATAAGTTCCTGAGGAACGGACGTAATTCATCAGATCAGCTAAATCAGGCCTCAACTCTTCAGGCTTAACTCTTAGTAATACAGCGAATTTTAATGCCGCATCAGTATTAAGTGGAGCCTTTCCGTTGAGATAATGGCTAACCGCAGATTGCGCCTCAAAACCCATTAGCTCGGCAGCAAGCTCCTGAGTCAGTTTGAGCTCTCTTTTTTTTGCATCCCAGATTGCGCGCAGACGTTGCGTAGCTTCCGGCGATGCGATTTCTTCGCGTTTTCTTCTCATACCACCATCTTATGAATACAGTTCATAATCTCAAACTGATATAGGTATTGATCATTTAAATTAGTATGGTTAATATTTTTGTGAGCATTACTAAGGTGACCATTATGACATTAGATGAATATTTGAAAAAAAATCGTGTACGACAGTCTTGTTTGGCCGCGCTGGCTGGTTGTTCGCAATCAATGATTAGCCTCGTTGCTACTGGACGTAGTCAGTTAAGCCCTGAAAAGGTATTGCGTATCGCAGAGGCTACGAATTTCGAGGTTACACCTCATGAACTCCGGCCTGATATCTACCCTAATCCGACCGATGGTTTACCTGTTGGATGTAAGGCTAACACGCAAAATGCACAGGAGTTGATTCATGAAAATCAGGCATGAGCACATCGAATCAGTGTTGTTAGCCCTGGCAGCCGAAAAAGGGCAGGCGTGGGTCGCTAACGCAATTACTGAAGAATATCTGCGCCAGGGGGGCGGCGAATTGCCCCTGGTACCAGGCAAGGACTGGAACAATCAGCAGAATATCTATCACCGTTGGTTGAAAGGTGAAACGAAAGCGCAAAGGGAAAAAATTCAGAAACTGATCCCTGCGGTTCTGGCAATTATTCCGCGCGAGCTGCGTCACCGACTCTGCATCTTCGATACCCTGGAACGCCGTGCATTACTGGCGGCGCAGGAAGCGTTGAGTACGGCAATTGATGCGCATGATGATGCAGTCCAGGCCGTTTACCGGAAAGCACATTTCAGCGGTGGTGGGTCGCCCGGCGATTCTGTCGTAGTGCATTGATTGAAATTAATCGTGCCGGATTGTTTTGTTCGGTATCAGTTAAATGTAACGCTGCGAGCGTTACAAGGTGAAAACAAATGGCTTCAAACTGGATAAAGCTCGAGGTTATTACGCCGGATAAGCCGGAAATATTCAGGCTTGCTGAGATTCTGAATATTGATCCAGATGCCGCATTAGGGAAGGTTATTCGCTTCTGGGCATGGGCGGATCAACAAATGATAGACGGTAATGCAGATTGTAACGCTCGCGGCGTTACAAAAAGTGCAATAGATCGCATCACTTTTATGGCTGGTTTTGCTGATGCGTTAATTCAGGTTGGATGGCTGGTCGAAAATGACGGTGGGCTTTCTCTACCTAACTTTGAACGTCATAACGGAAAAAGCTCTAAAAAACGGGCGGTTACAAACGAGCGAGTTACAAAAATACGCGAACTGAAACGAAAATGTAACGCTGCCAGCGTTACACAAACGGATCAAAAAGCGTTACCAGAGGAAGAGGAAGAGGAAGATCTAAATACTGATCTCCCCCTAAATCCCCCTCGCCAAAAACGAGCGTCTAAAAAATTCGAGCCGGAGGCTATTGATCTGCCCGATTGGTTGCCGGAAACACTCTGGCATGAGTGGGTCCGGTTCAGACAGGCATTGCGAAAACCGATTCGAACGGAGCAGGGCGCTAACGGGGCGATACGGGAACTGGAAAAATTCCGTCAGCAGGGTTTTACACCTGAGCAGGTGATTCGACACAGCATCGCCAATGAATACCAGGGCTTGTTCGCACCGAAAGGTGTTCGGCCTGAGACGTTGCTCCGACAGGTTAACACCGTCTCGTTGCCGGACAGTGCGATCCCGCCAGGCTTCAGGGGGTAACAGACCATGAAAAATATTGCGACAGGCGGCGTTCTGGAGCGTATCCGCAGACTGACCCCACCACATGTAACCGCCCCATTCAGAACGGTTGCGGAGTGGCGTGAGTGGCAACTTACTGAAGGCCAGAAACGTTGCGAGGAGATCAACCGTCTGAATCGTCAGTTGCGGGTGGAAAAAATTCTGAATCGCTCTGGCATCCAGCCGTTGCACCGTAAATGCTCGTTTGCGAATTACCAGGTGCAGAACGACGGCCAGCGATACGCGTTAAGCCAGGCGAAATCCATCGCTGATGAACTGATGACCGGGTATACAAATTTTGCGTTCAGCGGAAAACCTGGTACCGGGAAGAATCACTTAGCGGCAGCTATCGGGAATCGCCTGCTGAAAGACGGTCAGACAGTGATTGTGGTTACCGTGGCTGATGTTATGAGCGCCCTGCACGCCAGCTATGACGACGGGCAGTCAGGCGAAAAATTTTTGCGTGAACTGTGCGAAGTGGACCTCCTGGTTCTTGACGAAATTGGCATCCAGCGTGAGACGAAAAACGAGCAGGTGGTACTGCACCAGATTGTTGACCGCCGGACGGCATCACTGCGCAGTGTCGGGATGCTGACAAACCTGAATCATGCCGCAATGAGCACGCTTCTTGGTGAGAGGATTATGGACCGGATGACCATGAACGGTGGTCGTTGGGTGAATTTTAACTGGGAGAGCTGGCGGTCAAACGTTGGACGTCAGGGTATGTGAGAATTTTTAACGAGGTGAATTTTCGATGGAAACCGTATTACATGCACTGAAAGCGATGGGAAAAGCCAATTCTGTTGAACTGGCGGCACGAATTGATATCAGCCGTGAAGAAGTTCTCAACGAACTGTGGGAGCTCAAAAAAAATGGCGTTGTTGATAAAACGGGTCACACCTGGTTTCTGGCTGTCGAAGGTGAATCCCGGGTAACCGAAGAGCGGCCAGTAAAATCTGAAACACAGGATATGCTGACCGAAGAGGTCGCTCCAAAAGTTAGCGCTAACATGATGATTGAGTTTATCGCTCAGGAGGGGGCTAAAACCTGTGAAGAAATAGCGGGTAAGTTCGGTGTCAGTACTCGCAAGGTTGCTTCCACGCTGGCGGTGGTAACCGCAACGGGGCGGCTGGCACGCGTTAATCAGAACGGTAGATTTCGTTACTGCATGCCGGGCGATAATTTACCAGCAGAGCCGAAAGCCGCGCTGGTAACGGAAAATGATGGTAAGGCCTTTCCTCAGCCAGCAGGTGCTGCGTTACCAGTCCGGGAAGCCGCAACACAGGAAGAAATTAAAACAGAAACTGTGGCGGACATTGTGCAGCCGTTGCCATCGTTTACCGAAACGCAAGCAGATGAGCTGATTTTTCCGTCCCTTCGCAGGGCAAACCTGGCGCTGCGCAGGGCGAAAAGTGATGTTCAGAAGTGGGAGCGAGTCTGCGCCGCGCTGCGGGAGCTGAACAAGCACCGGGATATTGTTCGACAGATTACTGATTCTTCCCGCCGTGTTGTATCGGAAAAGTGATTGCCGGAGGCGCTTATGGCAAAAGTATTTACACCAGAAGAGCGGGAAGAAGTGAAGGCGCGCATTGTGGAATTCGTGCGCCCGAGCGGACGAGAAACTTTTCGACAACAGGCAGATAAAACGGGTGTCAGTAAGACCGCTATTCGTCGTTTATCTGGTGCGCTTGCGGCCAGTGGTGATGTCTGGCTCTCTGGTTGCGGGGTATTTCCATCAGAGCAGGCGTATCGCGTATGGCGTAAGACACCGGAGAAGGCTGCTGACCCGACACTGATTCGAAAGTTACCTGACGGAGAAATACGCCGTTACAACAGACGGCAGAACATAATTTGTCGTGAGTGCCGCCAGAGCGAAGTTATGCAGCGTGTACTGGCGTTCTATCAGGGCAATTTTCAGGAGGCGGTACTGTGAGTGAAATTAGCTATCAGGCTTCAATTACCGCTGGCATTCGCATCAAAGGAGAGGAGCATGGAAATAAAACCAGAAGATGAGTTAAGCAATATCGTTTTATTTCCGGTAAAAGAGGATGACCCACGTAATCAGGTTAATTTTCTCTATGAGCCATCGGAAAGACCATATTGCCATCACGCCTCTGTCCGGGTTGACGAAAAAGAGCGTCAGGTCCGCTGTAAAATCTGCGGTGCAGTTGTGGAGCCATTTGACTGGATGCTCTCTGTGGCGAAAAGAGAAACCAGACTGGCAGATGATGTAAGGATCTTGCGCCAGGAGGAACGGGAAAGGCGGAGAAATATAGAAAAGCTAATTCAGATTGAGCGTAACGTGAAAGCGCGGATACGCAGGGTGACAAAATCCAGAACTGAATAATTAAATTTAGCTCTGTTAAAAATTTAATCCTTAACCGGAGGTATATCAATGTCAAACGCACAGAAAGTTATTAACGCTGAAAAATATAACGAGTGGGTGAAAAAGTTCTCAGAGCAGATTTTTAAAATTACTGGCGACGAGAATGCGGCAAAAAATGAATTAGAGCCGTGGACACCTGAAGGTGTCGACCCAAATTATTGCTGGTGGGATGTTGATCCAGTTGATGCTGCAAATGAAGCTATGAGTTATCACAACGATTAATGTCAGGAGGCCGCCCGAAAGGGCGGTAATGAAAAGTGACTGAATTAACCAAAGAGAAATTAATCGAAGAAGCCAAATTAAAAATAGCGATTGCGAAATGCTACCCCAATTCAGGGATGGCACGGGTAGAGGGCGAGTTATTCAAAATTGCACTGGCATCGCTGGAAGCAGAACCAATAGGTGCTTTCCACATTGTAGAACAGCAAGTTGACGGAACAAGTTACTATATCAAGGATGGGGAATGGCCTATTGATACTGGGATTATTGAAGTCTACGCCGCCTCACCGATGACGGTAGTGCTGAACGATGTATCTGGACCTCTTGCTCTTGCTTACAAAGAGCTTACACCTGCGATTATGCGCAACCATATCGCTGTATTCGAACGATACGGAATAACCCCAAACGATAGCATTACTACAATTCATGCGCTTCGAATTGCGCTGGATGGCATAGAGCGGAGCGACGCCATGCTTCATGGACGTCAGCCATGCCATCAAATTACCGCCTCAATGGCAAAAGCTATTGCGCTTAAACTTGGTGCCGAACTGAATAACGAAGAAGCAGAGATTTTCGCGGATGGGTATAACACCGCCATGCTTCATGCCGAAAACTTTCGGGAAAATAAGAATTCGTCAACCAATAATTTTCGGATAACCTCGGAAACGTCAACCAACTCTCCGGCAATCCCTGATGAGGTGTTGTCCGCAATCCTGAAGGTCGCCAGGGTTCGTGCAGATTTCGATGCTTCTGAAGGTGACAGGCGAGGTATCGGTGGTTGTCTGGATGAGGCCGAGCAAGAACTTATCGTTACCATTAACAAATACGCCAGTCAGATCGCAGTAGAAGCGATACAGGGGGCGCACCAATGAGCCGGCCCGATGCATTTGCAGGCGTTGCTATAGCTATTGCTTTTCTAGTATATGTTATTTGTCGGTGGGGGTAAAAACGTTCGCCGGAATTCACACCAAGGGAGGGAATATGTCGGATGATATTTCACTGGTAATGGAAGGCGCTCTGGCTGTTATTGCTGTTGTGGGTGTTTACTGCCTGGTTGTGTTTTTGATGGATCGCCTGGGGAACTGAATTCATTCCGTATGGGAATTCCCATATCGGGCAAAAACGGTTTGCTGTAAAGCGAGAGTTAAGTAGAATTGCTGCGGGTGCTTGAGGCTGTCTGCCTCGGGCATGCCGCCGTAAGGCAGACAGAGAAAAGCCCCAGTTAACATTACGCGTCCGGCAAGACGCTTAACATTAATCTGAGGCCATATCTATGCGACACATAGAGATTAGCCTCTTACGGACCGAAAGGTCAAGGAGAAGCAGGCTATGAAGCAGCAAAAGGCGATGTTAATCGCCCTGATCGTCATCTGTTTAACCGTTATAGTGACGGCACTGGTAACGAGGAAAGACCTCTGCGAGGTACGAATCCGAACCGGCCAGACGGAGGTCGCTGTCTTCACAGCTTACGAACCTGAGGAGTAAGAGACCAGGCGAGGGAGAAATCCCTCGCCACCTCTCATGTGTCAGGCATCCTTAACGCACCCGCACTAAACCCGCTTCGGCGGGTTTTTTACTTTTACAGATCAAGTTTTAGCCGACTCCTCCATTAAACCGACCTTCGTTTGTTGATAAGCGGGTATGCCTGACTAGAATCGATGCACTTAAGTAGCGCGCAGGGATAAGAGGGATGGACCCTGAGAAGGGAAGAGCTATTTATCTGGAAGGATTCTGAAGATGAAAATCGAAGAATTGCGTGAAATTTTTAGTGAAAATGGCCTCTATGCTGTGCGCGTTGAGAATGGAGACGTTATCTACACAACGTTAATTCCTGATGATCATGTGATTTTATCTATCGAGGCGTTCATTGAATACCTAGAAAGGCTCGGTTTCAAGGTGGTTCGGGAATGAGTTATAATTCGTAAGCCAGCCTGAACAACTGGCAACCTACAGCGCCATTGGAGATAGCAATGGCGCATATACAACTGGTCAAACAAACTTCTTCTGGTTTACTTCTCCCGGCGACGCCGGAGAGTTGCGATTTTCTGTATCAAATCAAAATAGGCGAGTGGATACACGCTGATTTTAAGCGCGTTCGTAACTACGCATTCCATAAGCGTTTTTTTAAACTTCTGCAACTCGGATTCGATTACTGGACTCCGATCGGTGGGGCGATCACACCTCGCGAACGAGAAATGGTGTTTGGCTTCGTTGATTACCTGTGTGAATCAGTAGGCAGGGAACATACGCCAGCTCTGAGTGATGCCGCGGAACAATATCTGAATACCGTTGCGACACGCAGAACCCAGGATATGGCATTGCTCAAATCATTTGACGCTTTCCGCGAGTGGGTGACCATTCAGGCCGGCTTCTACACCGAGCATTTTTATCCAGACGGTAGCCGCGGGCGTCGGGCGAAGTCCATTGCTTTTGCGAATATGGACGAAACTGAATTTCAACAGGTTTATAAAGCCGTACTTAACGTCCTGTGGAACTGGATCCTGTTCCGTAAATTCTCCTCTTTGGAGGAAGTCGAAAATGTGGCCGCGCAGCTGCTGGAGTTTGCGTAATGGTGGATTTACGTAAAGCAGCGCGGGGCCAGATGTGCCAGGTCAGAATCCCTGGCTACTGCAATCACAATCCCGAAACGTCTGTGCTGGCGCATTACCGACTGGCGGGAACGTGCGGAACAGCGATAAAGCCACACGATATGCAGGCAGCGATTGCCTGTAGCTCGTGCCACGATTTAATCGACGGGCGGGTAAAAACCGGCGATTACACCAAAGAAGAATTACGCCTGATGCATGCAGAAGGTGTTTTTCGCACACAAGAAATCTGGAGAAAGGAGGGATATTTATGATTTACCCAACGAATACAGGAAAAAGCGGAGAACACCTTCGTCTCACCACGCTGGAAAGTGTCTGGATTCAGGGAAAACTGCGCATGTGGGGGCGCTGGTCATATATTGGCGGCGGTAAGACGGGAAATATGTTTAACCAGTTGCTGACCTCTAAAAAGCTGACAAAAACGGCAATTAACGAGGCGCTCCGGAGGATGAAAAAAGCAGGTCTGGACAAACCTGAACTTGAGGCTTTTTTGCGGGATATGATCAACGGCAATCAAAAAAGCTGGCTGGCACATTGTACCGATTCAGAGGCGTTAATAATCGACAGGGTTATTGGTGAAGTACTGGCAGGTTATCCCGGGCTGCTCAATGTTCTGAGTCAGCGTTATGTGGGGCGGGGGGTGACTAAGCGCAAAATGGCTGAACTGCTGAATGATGCACATCCGGAATGGAGTTTAAGAACCTGTGAAAGACGCATTGAGCATTGGCTAAAGGTGGCAGAATTTATTTTGTACAAACCAATGGTTATGGCTTTTGGTATAGAGAAAAAAGTTATTGCTTTTTGACGTAAAAACTGCTTCAATTCCGGTATGCTTCGCAAAGCTGTATCGCGAGGCGAACCAAGCGCATGAACTTTACCAGAACCCGCCATTGAGCGGGTTTTTTATTGCGGAATTAATTACGGACCGTTATTATTCTGCTCCCGGCCCTTTAGCTCAGTGGTGAGAGCGAGCGACGCATAATCGCCAGGTCGCTGGTTCGAATCCAGTACAACGCGCCACACTTATTTTCCCTGGCTCGCTTTTGCGGGCCTTTTTTTAAATGTCTCACAATTCAGGCGGTTGACTGTTGTCTGGTTTGCGGGGAGTTTGTTAAAAGAAACTGGCATGGTGAATCCCCCTGTGCGGAGGGGCAATCAGCAACCAGGTATATGTGATAATCGCGGATTCAGGTGCTGATACTGAATTCACCGGGAGGCACCCGGCACCATGCAAGAAAAAGAATGTGCATGCAAACATGCCCCTCTCCGGAGGGGCTTTTTTATGGGTAAAAAATGCCCGAATGGGTTCGGGCAATAGCATGAGATACTGATATTGTTGTGTTGTTATCGTGTGGATTTTAACCAGGGTTTATCAGGCTGCGCAACTGCGTGGCCTTTTTTCATTTCTTGGGCTGTAGTCCCCGTGTGTCATTCAGGCTTCCGGACTACAGCCCACTCCATATCTGATTTAATACACTATCCCGGCCGGGAGGAATAATGACATTTAAACATTATGATGTTGTCAGGGCGGCGTCGCCGTCAGACCTTGCTGATGCACTTGCTCAAAAAATTCGTGAAGGATGGCAACCATACGGCGGGCCGTTTTCTTCGTATACGGATGATGGCGCAGCACTTATTCAGGCGATTGTCGCAGAAGGTGATGTGAGCACACCTGTTGTGGTGAAGCCGACAGGTGGAGAAGGTGCAGTAATCAGCGCCACCAGAGACCCGGAGTATTACTTTGTTGTGGTTCTGGCGGGGCAGTCAAACAGCATGGCATATGGTGAAGGCCTTCCGCTGCCGGAGACATATGACCGTCCGGACCCGCGTATTAAGCAGCTGGCGCGCCGCAGTACGGTGACACCGGGCGGTGCAGCATGCAAATATAACGACATCATTCCGGCGGACCATTGTCTGCATGATGTGCAGGACATGAGCCGCCTTAACCATCCGAAAGCGGACCTGTCAAAGGGGCAGTACGGAACCGTGGGGCAGGGGCTGCATATCGCCAAAAAACTGCTGCCGTTTATACCGGCGAATGCGGGCATTCTGCTGGTTCCGTGCTGTCGTGGTGGTTCAGCGTTCACCACCGGAGCTGATGGCACATACAGTGACGCGAGTGGTGCCTCGGAGAATTCAACCCGCTGGGGTGTGGACAAGCCGCTGTATAAGGACCTTATCGGTCGAACAAAAGCAGCACTGAAGAAGAATCCGAAAAATGTGCTGTTTGCCGTGGTGTGGATGCAGGGGGAATTTGATTTTGGCGGTACGCCGGCAAATCACGCAGCACAGTTTGGTGCGCTGGTTGATAAATTCCGTGCAGACCTGGCGGATATGGCAGGTCAGTGCGTCGGTGGCTCTGCTGACGGTGTTCCCTGGATATGCGGGGACACGACGTATTTCTGGAAGCAGAAGAACGAAGCCACCTACCAGACGGTGTACGGCAGCTACAAAAACAAAACGGAAAAAAATATCCATTTCGTACCGTTCATGACGGATGAGAACGGGGTGAATGTGCCGACGAACAAACCGGAAGAAGACCCGGACATTCCGGGTATCGGATATTACGGTTCGAAATGGCGTGACAGCTCAGCCACCTGGACGTCACAGGACAGGGCGAGCCATTTCAGCGCCTGGGCACGCCGTGGGATTATTTCCGACCGTCTGGCAACGGCGATTTTGCGCCATGCGGGAAGAGTGGCGCTAAACGCGGGGGCATCATCGACAGTATCAGAGGTGCGCCCGTCATCGCCTTCCGGTGCAGAAGCCACAGGCATCACAACACTGCTCTCTTACCTTGCCAGCGAGTCAGAGGGAAGCCTGAAAGTACAGGGATGGTCAGCCAGTGGCGGCAGGGCAGAAGTGGTCAGCGATGCGGAGGGAACCGGAGGTAAGGCAGTGAAGCTGACCAAGGAAGCCGGTAAAAGCAGCTGGGTGCTGGAGTACGCCGCGGGCAACGGTGCGGCTCTGTTACAGAAAGGGGGGCAGATTCGCTGCCGCTTTAAGGTTTCGGGAGCGCTGGCTGCGAACCAGTATGTTATGGCGTTTTACTGGCCGGTCTCTTCACTGCCACAGGGCGTTGCCCTGACCGGAGACGGGGGGAATAACCTGCTGGCAGCGTTCTACATCCAGACAGATGCAAAAGACCTGAATGTGATGTACCACAATGCGAAAGTGGCGACAAACAACCTGAAACTGGGAACCTTTGGCGCATTTGATAACGAATGGCATACGCTGGCTTTCCGCTTTGCCGGGAATAACAGCCTTCAGGTGACGCCGGTTATTGATGGTCAGGATGGCACACCGTTCACGCTGACGCAGTCACCGGTCAGTGCCTTTGCGGCGGATAAACTGCATGTGACAGACATTACCAGAGGTGCGACTTACCCGGTACTGATAGACAGCATTGCGGTGGAAGTGAACAGCACAGACACTGCGGCATGATAAAAAAAACCGCCAGCGACAGGAATGGACGCTGGCGGTGGTGATACCTATGGAGAAAAAATAAAGGAACGATACTTTCGTACTCTGGTTTTTTAATGAAAACAGTTTTTATTGTCAACCATAACGGTAAGAAATTATGACATTTCTGAACCAGTTAATGCTGTACTTCTGTACGGTGGTCTGTGTGCTGTATCTCCTTTCGGGTGGGTACAGGGCAGTGCGCGATTGCTGGCGCAGGCAGATTGACAAAAGGGCCGCAGAGAAAATCAGCGCCAGTCAGTCAGCCGGAAGCAAACCCGAAGAGCCGCTCATTTAGCGGCAACTTTCTTAATCACATCTTTCGACGAGAAAATCCCATGTCAGAAATTACATCCCTGGTCACTGCTGAAGCAGTGAAGGAAGTCCTGCGCTCTGAAGAAGTCCGGAGCGCACTGAAACAGAAACTTCGCCATAACCTGGAAGCGCGTCTTGATGCAGAAGTGGATGCCATTCTGGATGAACTGCTGGGCGCACCGGCAGCTCCGGAGCCGGAAGGCATCGCGGGTGAGGGGAGTGCTTCAGATAGCGGTGACCCCACACCGGACAGCGACATGATGATGTAAGCATGCGTCAGGGACCATCGGTGTGTGCCGGTGGTCTTTTTTATTGTTGTGAGCTTCCGGATTGCGGGAGACGGGGTATGTACCAGATGGAAAAAATCACAACAGGTGTGTCATACACCACGTCAGCGGTGGGAACGGGCTACTGGTTCCTGCAGTTGCTGGACAGGGTTTCCCCGTCTCAGTGGGCGGCAATAGGCGTGCTGGGGAGTCTGCTGTTTGGGCTGCTGACATATCTGACGAACCTGTATTTCAAGATTAAAGAGGACCGGCGTAAGGCGGCGCGGGGAGAGTAGACGATGAACCCTGAAGAAATGAATCGGCGCATAAGTCGCCTGGAAAATGAAATTGCTGAACTGAATAAAAAATTGTCGGTGCAGATTCCTTCCGAAGATGAAAAAAAACGCCGCGATGAGCAGTTTGCAGCGTTTTACGATTATTGTATTGAAGTTACTCGCAGGAATTTTGTGAAGATTTTTGAGGAGAGTAAATCTCTTCAGTAAGCTTAATGGAGGACTCTGCAATTAATTCAGGAAGGTCCGCAAGGTCATCTGTCAGTGGGAATGATGAAAAATCGGCGGCAGTTCTGTTAAGAATTGTTTTAACGAATTCCTTTTCATTATCCGGCAACAAGTTGATTAGAGCTACGACAGCTTGCCTGAGTGCGATTAAATCAGCAAAAGTTTGTTTTGGTAGATTTGGATAATCCATAGTCACCTCTGTGTTTATCAGATTGACATACCCTGGCCAGTGCCCACCACTGGTGGGATGAAGTCTTAACATATCCAGGGATTCGGAACCGATAAATCCTGATAAATATCCATGAACACAAAAATCAAATACGGCCTGTCGGCTGCCGTTCTGGCGCTGATTGCCGCAGGGGCATCTGCGCCTGAAATCCTGGACCAGTTTCTGAATGAGAAAGAGGGCAATCACCTGACGGCGTACCGTGATGGTGCAGGAATATGGACCATCTGCCGTGGTGCCACAATGGTGGACGGTAAGCCAGTCGTCCCCGGCATGAAACTGACGAAGGAAAAATGCGCTCAGGTTAATGCCATTGAACGCGACAGGGCGCTGGCGTGGGTGGAGAAAAATATCAGAGTGCCACTGACCGAACCCCAGAAAGCGGGGATCGCATCATTCTGTCCGTACAACATTGGCCCCGGTAAGTGTTTCCCGTCGACGTTTTATAAACGAATTAATGCTGGCGATCGCAGGGGAGCGTGTGAGGCGATTCGCTGGTGGATTAAGGACGGTGGCAGAGACTGCCGTATCCGCTCAAATAACTGCTACGGTCAGGTATCCCGTCGTGATCAGGAGAGTGCACTGGCGTGCTGGGGGATAGACCAGTGAATAACATGTTTGCTAATGCTTGGTTGAAAGTTGCCACGGTTTCGGCTCTCCTCATTGCCTCATTTGTTGCAGGGAGTATGTGGACGGAACGAGCATGGGAAAAGAAATGGGCGGATCGTAATAGTGAAGAATCCTCTCAGGCTGTGAACGCTCAGATAGCTGCTCGTATGATTGAACAAGGGCGAGTGATCGCTCGTGATGAGGCTGTTAAAAATGCACAAGAACAGGCTGCAAAAGCGGCTGCGAATGTTGCTGGCCTGTCTGCCACTGTTAACCAGCTGCGCACCGAAGCAACAAAACTTACCGTCCGCTTGGACGCTGCAAAGCACACCTCAGGTCTTGCCGCTGCCGTCGGAAGCAAAACAACCGCCACCAACGCCGCGATGCTTGCCGACATGCTCGGAAGTATTACAGAAGAAGCTAGATACTATGCTGAGCGAGCTGATGAAAGTTACTTGGCTGGAATGACATGTGAACACATTTACGACTCAGTGAGGGACTCAAGTAGTATTAAATAGCTGGTATGATGATGTTGAGAAGGCGGCACAGCAGGAGCTGTGATCGACGAGTGCTAATCTAGCACAATTGAGTTCACAAATTGTCTACTTTTGCTATATTGCAACCGATGCCAACAGCCTTTTTTGAGCAAAAATCATAAATGCTATCGTGTTGGCAGTTTTTTTCTTTGACGACACGGAATGATTTTATGTCAGAAGTAGCTGTTGAACTTGAAGAGGATTCTTGGCCTGACTTTTTCCCGGTTGGAGTACCGCCGAAATCAGCCGTCCCTGCTGAGGGTGAGTTTTTCCGTTTGGTAAGGTCTAATCCACCAACCCCTGCATGTTTCCTCTCTACACATGAAGAGTATCCGCAACGGCACAAAAAGTATCGTGGGGAAGCACTTCAGTGTGTCTATGGAACATCATTCTTTTCAGAATCTCGCGGGGCTACGGATGCAAAAGCTAAATTTCCTGCAGCTCTTGGTCATCGACTCGTTGCTAGTGGTCAGGTCACCCCCGTTTTCGGAGTAATGAAAAAAACATTTGCCGATCCAGCGCACTACACAATTTGGCTTAAGCGTAATTGTGCTATTCATGAACATTTTCACTGTATAGGAGAAGGCGTATGAGTAACGTTTTTCTGCCTAATACAATGATGGGCACTCTATGTTACAAAAGAGTTTATGAGTTCTTCGAAGAGCCTCGCTTCTTTTCAGTTGAAAATGAAGTTAGTACACTTTTTATCGTTTACTGGATTGGTGAGGATGATGAATGTGATAGTTGGTTTATCATACCAATTTCTCCAGGGCGATTAGAGTTGATTGAAAGAAAAAGAATATGTATCCGTGATGCTTTGATTAATCAGGAGCAAAACTTTTTCTATGAAGCGCATATACCATACGATCGTACAGGCAAAGTGACTTGGCTGAGTAAAAACTTGGTTGATATATTTGAAATACCTTTGCCTGTTTCTGAACTATATATAAGTTCGGTAGTTCCAGTAATGCCAAATGGTAAACTGGGCGAGGCTATTACTTACTCAACTCATGAGATCCATTTAGAAAAAAGCTCAAAGAAAAGTGCAAAAAATTTGGTTTTAAGTCATGTGTCAAATGTATGCGACAGATTCAGCGATCTTTATGACAGAATGCTGGAGATGGCAAAGTGCAAAGATAAATTACGTCCTGTCGATGCGCGGCCTGGTTCCTTTATCATTTCTTTTAAAGCTGAGAAATTACATTCCTTTGAAGACACTTTTAAAGAATTAAGCAGACTGATAGAACTTAGAGCTGATATTATTCCTTTTGTTTTCGAAAAGGGTATTGATGTTCCAGCTTTGACAGATCTCTTACAATCCATAGTTGAAACCGGAACGAATATGGAACTCAAAAGCAACCAGACAGGTGAATTAGCTTTTGTTATTACAAAAGCTGGTGCTGAGTTCTATTTAAAAAAATTATCACGTCTTTCTACCTCATTGGTTGGAGGGCATCAAATACCTCAAGCAGATGTCCTCGAGACAGTTTATAATTTAGTGGAAATTGTTTGGAGTGGCGAACCACTTACTCCTATTAATACTGGTTTGCAAGATAGACATATCTACTATTATAAGCATGCTGCTAAAGTTTTGGGATTACTTGATAGCTTTGGTAATGTCACAACGTCTGGTCAACAACTCGTACAAAGCGATGAGATGACTAGACATAAAATTGCAGCGAGAAAATTTGAAGTGAGTCATGTGGGATGGGCTTGGATAAATTGGGCCAGTGTTGAACATTTATCCCAAATTGATCCTGACAGCGCTTTAGACTTCCTATTGGAGCAATGCCACTCTTTAAGTCGTGATACTATTGAACGACGTGCTACAACTATTAAACACTGGTGCCGTGAATTGAAAAATTATTATACACCTCTGTAAAGGATAATTTTCGTAGTTAACAATGAACCACTGACGTCTGTCGGTGGTTTTTTAATAGATAATTTCCCACTTATCCACTTGATTTTTGATGGGTCCTCCTGGTGGGGGGGCCTGTCCACGGGGCGGGTCGCCGCGGAAAAAGGCGCATTTTTGTGATTTTATCGTCATCATCATCATGTTTATAACTTGTTGTTTTTAAAGTGATTGATGCAAAAAAGATGATGGTTATGGTTAATTTTTGTTCGACATCTTTGTGTGGCGGCATTTCTTTACAAAAAAAACAGAATCACTTCTGTTCAGAGGGGTATGTGGGGGACGCGTAGATGGACGGCGAGCTGAAAAATATGAAGTTAAATATTAATCAACTGGCATCCCTTTCAGGCCTGCACCGGCAGACTGTTACCGCAAGAATGGCAGATGTTCCTCTTGCACCAGGCAGCAATGAGAAGAAAAAACTTTATTTCCTGACGGATTTGATTACCTCGCTGCTGGAAAAGCCACCATCCACCGAAGATGAGGAGATGAATCCACACGATCGCAAGGCATGGTATCAGTCCGAGCGCGAGCGCCTTAAATTTCAGCATGAAACTGTTCAGCTTGTGCCCGTCAGTGATGTCAGGCGGTCGTTTTCCGTCGTGGTGAAAGCGATTGTTCAGATACTGGAAACATGGCCTGACAGGCTGGAGAGGGACAGGGGGTGGACTGCATCACAACTGAACGAAGTGCAGATCGTTGTTGATGAGATCCGTGACACGCTGGAAAAGGCAGTGATTGCCTGCTGTGATGAGGCTGATATGTGAATCCGGTTAACGAGTGCCATAGCCGCGCATCCGATATCTGGCGCGAAGTGGCCTCGCTGTTTCGCCCACCTGGCCGGTTACCTGTGGCGGAAGCCATCAGGCGTTATATGCGGGTACCACGGGGAGCCAATACTTCCGGCCCGTGGGAGTCATCTCTGACGCCCTATATGATTGACCCCATTAATACATTATCAGCCCGTGAATATGACGCGGTGGTGTTTGTGGGACCGGCGCGAACCGGGAAAACCGAAGGGCTGATTGATGGCTGGATTGTGTACGGCATCATCTGTGATCCGGCGGATATGCTGGTTGTGCAGATGACCGAGACCAAGGCGCGTGAGCATTCCAGAACGCGTCTTTCCAGGACGTTTCGTCACAGCCCGGAGGTCTGCAAACGCCTCAGCCCTTCCCGTAATGACAACAACGTCCACGATAAAATGTTTCTTGACGGCTCCTTCCTGAAGATTGGCTGGCCGTCGATCACCGTATTTTCCTCTTCGGATTACCGTCGTGTGGCGCTGACGGATTATGACCGTTTTCCTGAGAACGTTGACGGTGAAGGGGATGCCTTCACCCTGGCATCAAAGCGTACCACCACCTTTATGTCCTCAGGGATGACCCTGGTCGAAAGTTCACCCGGGCGGGATATCACTGACACCAAATGGCGATGTGGTGGTGCACATGAGGCTCCGCCAACAACGGGGATCCTGTCGCTGTATAACCGGGGAGACCGCCGCCGGTGGTACTGGCCGTGTCCGCACTGCGGGGAATATTTTCAGCCGGTGATGGATAACATGACCGGTTACCGGAATAACCCAGATTTTGTGGCTGCCGGTCAGGCTGCCCGTCTGATGTGTCCACACTGTCGCGGGCTGATTGCCCCGGAGCAGAAACGCGAACTGAATAACCAGGGGATCTGGCTTCGTGAAGGTGAGCGGGCGGCGGCGGACGGCAGTATCACCGGAACGCCACGAAATTCCAGGATTGCGAGCTTCTGGATGGAGGGTCCGGCTGCCGCGTTTCAGACCTGGGAACAGCTGATTTTTAAGCTGCTGGCGGCAGAAGAAGAGTATGAGCGAACCGGCAGTGAAGAAACGCTGAAAGCGGTGGTGAACACCGATATCGGACGCCCCTATCTGCCCCGTTCAGCTACGGAACAGCGTAAAAGTGAACTGCTTGAACAGCGTGCGGAGCCGGTTTCCCGTCGGTGTGTGCCGGATGGTGTGCGTTTTATTGAGGCAACGGTTGACGTACAGGGCGGTAAAAACAGCCGTTTTGTGGTGCAGATCACCGGATACGGAGAACAGGGAGAACGCTGGATTGTTGATCGCTACAACATCCGGCATTCACTTCGCTGTGGTCCCAACGGTGAAAGTCTTCCTGTCGATCCGGCAGCGTATCCGGAAGACTGGGACTTATTGCTGACGGATGTGTTTCATAAAACCTGGCCGCTGGCGTCTGATCCGGATGTCCGTATGCGTCTTATGGCGATGGCCGTGGATACGGGCGGTGAAGCCGGGGTGACGGATAACGCCTATCGTTTCTGGCGGCAGTGCCGCCGCGAAGGGCTGGGTAACCGGGTGTTTCTGTTCAAGGGCGATGGCCTGCGTCGCGACAGACTGATTAACCGTACCTTCCCGGATAACACCGGCAGAAGTGCCCGCCGTGCCAGGGCCAGTGGTGATGTTGCCCTGTGGCTGGTGCAGACCGATGCGTTTAAGGATCGGGTGAATAATGCGCTGTGGCGTGACACGCCGGGACCGAATTATATCCACTTTCCTGACTGGCTGGGGCGGTGGTTTTTCGATGAGCTGACCTATGAGGAGCGCGGCAGTGACGGAAAATGGCGAAAGCCGGGCAGGGGCGCTAACGAAGCATTTGACCTGCTGGTCTACGCGGATGCGCTTGCCGTTCTGCATGGCTACGAAAAGATCCGCTGGCCGTCAGCACCTGACTGGGCACAACGGGAAACGTGGCTTGTCGGTCCGGAGGGGCGTTCAGATGCGACAACGCCCACGGCGTCGTCAGGAAGGAAAGAAAAATGCCGTCACCGGCAGGAAAAACTGCGCACAGAGCGGGCAGAGGATAATCCGTGGGTAACATCAGGAGGCTGGTTGTGAGTATTGATGATGTCAGGAACATGATACAGCGGTATCGCGATGCGGAAATGGCGGTACTGGAGGGAAAATCTGTCACGTTTAACGGGCAACAACTGACGCTGGAAAGTCTGTCACAGATCCGCGCCGGTCGTCAGGAGTGGGAGCGAAGACTTACGGCGATGGTGAACCGCAGACGCGGGGAGCCCGGGTTTAAACTGGCGAGGTTCTGATGGCGATTAGCGATGATGTGATTGGTTTTTTCTCGCCCGGCTGGAAAGCAGCGCGATTACGCTCAAGGGCGTTAATTATGGCCTATGAGGCCGTGAAACCCACCAGGACGCATAAAGCACGCCGGGAAAACCGTTCTGCCGATCAGCTCAGTAAATACGGTGCGGTTTCCCTTCGGGAGCAGGCCCGCTTTCTGGATATCAATCATGACCTGGTGATAGGCGTGTTTGACAAGCTGGAGGAGCGGGTGATTGGTGCGAAGGGGATCACCGTTGAGCCTAATCCGGTGATGAAAAACGGGGAGATTGCGGCGGAGCTGGCAGCGGATATCCGGCGGCTGTGGGCAGAATGGTCTGTCAGTCCGGATGTGACCGGACAGTACACCCGTCCCATGCTCGAACGCCTGTTACTGCGTACCTGGCTGCGTGACGGGGAGGTGTTTGCGCAGATGGTCAGTGGTGCGGCAAACGGTCTTAAGCGGTCTGCCGGTGTGCCTTTCTGGCTTGAGGCGATGGAGCCGGATTTTGTGCCCATGCGCAGTGATGAGTCTGCCGGACTGAATCAGGGCGTTTTTCTGGATGAGTGGGGGAGGCCGAAAAAATATCTGGTTTACAAAAATTATCCGGTTTCCGGGATACAGAGTGATACCAAAGAGATCGCCGCAGACAAAATGGTGCATCTGAAATTCACCCGCCGCCTGCACCAGACGCGTGGTGCGTCCATGTTGTCCGGTGTGATGGTGCGTATCAGTGCGCTTAAGGAATATGAAGATGCCGAACTGACAGCGGCGCGTATTGCTGCGGCGCTGGGGCTGTATATCCGTAAGGGGGATGGACAGGATTACGACGATCAGGGAGCAGACAAAAAAGAAGAGCGGGAAGTGCATATCACCCCGGGCATTATCTATGACGATTTGCGCAAGGGTGAGGATATCGGCATGGTCAAATCCGACCGTCCTAATCCAAATCTTGAAAATTTTCGTAATGGTCAGTTGCGTGCGGTGGCTGCAGGCAGTCGTCTGAGCTTTTCCAGTACCGCACGCAACTACAATGGCACCTACAGTTCACAGCGGCAGGAGCTGGTCGAGTCCACCGACGGTTACCTTATCCTGCAGGACTGCTTTATTGGCGCGGTAACCCGCCCGGTGTACCGTGCATGGCTGAATATGGTGGTTGCTGCCGGTCTGCTGAAAATCCCGTCTTGCCTGGATATGAAGACGTTATATAACGCGACATATTCAGGTCCGGTGATGCCGTGGATAGATCCGGTTAAGGAGGCTGAAGCCTGGCGGATACAGATCCGGGGTGGTGCCGCAACGGAATCCGACTGGGTACGTGCCGGCGGACGTCATCCGGATGAGGTTAAACGTCGCCGCAAGGCTGAAATTGATGAAAACAGCAGACTGGGGCTGGTCTTTGATACTGACCCCGTCAACGACAAAGGAGGCAACAGTGCCGGAACTGAACGACAGCGTCAACAGGCCACCGACAGCCAGCATGAAGAATAAATCCTGGTTCAGGATGCAGGCTGGGGAGCCGGGTGACGCGGATATTTATATTTATGACGAGATTGGTTTCTGGGGAGTTACCGCGAAGCAGTTTGTCTGCGATCTGAATGCTCTGGGTGATATCACCCACATTAATCTCCATATCAACTCACCGGGTGGCGATGTCTTTGAAGGCATCGCCATTTTTAATGCCCTGAAAAATGAGGGGGCGACCATTACCGTGTATGTGGATGGCGTTGCCGCATCGATGGCATCTGTGATTGCGATGGCCGGTGATACGGTCATTATGCCGGAAAATGCTTTCATGATGATCCATAAGCCATGGGGTTTCAGTGGGGGGGATGCTGAGGATATGCGCAGTTATGCCGATCTGCTGGATAAAGTCGAATCGGTACTGTTGCCAGCCTATGCGCAAAAAACAGGAAAAACCACCGATGAAATTGCCGCCATGCTGGCGGATGAGACCTGGATGTCAGGTGCCGAGTGTCTGGCACACGGATTTGCTGACCAGGTGACGCCAGCCGTTAAGGCAATGGCATGTATTCAGTCAAAACGTACAGAGGAATTTAAAAAGATGCCGGAATCCATCCGAAACATGATTACTCCGCCACGCAACAGTGCCCCGCGTGATACCACAGTGACAATCCCTGCACCGGCGGTAACAGAACCATCACCGGTACCGGCAGTGTCTGATGAGGCGACCATTCGCGCCCGCGTTATGGCTGAGCAGAAAGCCCGCATGTCAGGCATTAACGATCTGTTTGCCATGTTCGGCGGTCGCTATCAGACGCTTCAGGCACAGTGCGTGGCTGATCCTGACTGTTCGCTGGAAATGGCCCGTGAACGTCTGCTGAATGAAATGGGCAAGGAGTCCTCGCCGACCAACAAAAACACACCGGCCCATATTTATGCCGGAAACGGCAATTTTGTGGGAGACGGGATCCGCCAGGCGATGCTGGCCCGTGCCGGATTTGAAAATGTCGAGAAGGATAACGCCTATAACGGGATGACCCTGCGTGAATGGGCTCGCATGTCACTGACGGAGCGCGGTATTGGGGTGGCCAGTTATAACCCCATGCAGATGGTCGGGCTGGCGCTGACGCACAGCACCTCTGATTTTGGCAATATTCTGCTGGATGTGTCGAACAAGGGGCTGATCCAGGGCTGGGAGGAATCAGAAGAAACCTTCCAGAAGTGGACCCGTAAGGGACGCCTGTCAGACTTCAAAACAGCGTATCGCGTGGGGATGGGCGGTTTTGGTTCTCTGCGCCAGGTTCGTGAGGGGGCGGAGTATAAATACATCACCACCTCAGATCGCAAGGAGACCATTGCGCTGGCCACTTACGGGGAGATTTTCTCCATCACCCGCCAGGCCATTATCAATGATGATCTGAATATGCTGGTGGACGTGCCGATGAAGATGGGGCGTGCGGCGAAGGCAACGATTGGTGACCTGGTCTACAAGGTGCTGACGGATAACCCGAAACTGTCCGACGGTAAGGCGCTGTTCCATGCCGATCACAAAAATATTGCCACCGGGGGGATCTCCGTTTCCGGACTGGATGCGGCCCGTCAGATGATGCGCCTGCAGAAAGAAGGCGATCGTGCCCTGAATATCCGCCCGGCCTTTATGCTGGTACCGGTGGCACTGGAGACGGTGGCGAACCAGACCATCAAATCGGCCAGTGTGAAAGGGGCGGATGCAAACGCCGGTGTCATTAACCCCATCCAGAACTTTGCTGAGGTGATTGCAGAAGCGCGTCTTGATGCGGCAGATCCGAAAACCTGGTATCTGGCGGCGGCACAGGGCACCGACACCATTGAAGTGGCCTGGCTGGATGGGGTGGACACGCCATACATTGACCAGCAGGAAGGTTTCACCACTGACGGCATTGCCACAAAAATCCGTATTGATGCCGGTGTGGCACCGCTTGACTGGCGCGGACTGGTGCGTTCGTCGGTGGCCTGATAACCGCGTTATCACAATCACTGCCCGAAAGGGCTTTTTTTATGCCTGAAAAACAGCCCCACAGGGGCTGTCCGGAGAAACAGCATTATGGCGAAAAATTTTGTACAGGACGGCACCACCATTGAGCTGGTGAATGCCGGAGATCAGACCATCCTGAGCGGTGCTGCGGTGGTGGTCGGCAGTATGGTGGCCGTGGCCATTACCGATATTCCTGCCGGTGAGGCCGGTGACGGTTTTGCCGAAGGCGTGTTCCTGCTGCCCAAACAGTCTGCTGACGACATTCAGTCCGGCGCGGTGGTTTATCTGAAGGACGGGGTTGTGCAGCTGGCTGCAGACGGTGCGGTGGCAGCGGGGGTAGCCTGGGAAAATGCCCCTGCAAACAGCGCCACTGTGGCGGTAAAAATCAATGTCTGATCTGTTTACGCGAATGTGTTGCCGGATGGACGTGGCGACCGTTCGGGTGATGGGCAAACAGGCGGAGATTAACGGCGTCGTGTACGACGTGATGCCGGAGGAAGAGTCCGCGGAGATGGGGGCGCTTTCGGGCAGCCAGTTGTCACTGGTGGTGTTTTCAGCCCGGTACCGTCCGGCCCGTCATGATGTTGTTGTGTTTGCGGGGCGCACACTGACGGTGACCCGTTATGACACGTACAACGGTAAACCCCGGATTTTTGTCGAACAGGAATGAGTATGGCAATAAAAGGTCTGGCGCAGGCCATGAAAAATCTGGATGCAATTGATCGCCGTGCCGTTCCCCGGGCCTCTGCCACGACACTGAACCGCGTGGCGGGGGCCATTATTGCGAAAACGGCCTCTTCAGTTGCCAGGGAGCTGGCCGTTCCCCGTCGTCTTATCCGTGCCCGCATCCGGTTAAGTCCGGCACGACCGGATAAGGTTTACGCAAAGGTTTACATCAATACCGGCAACCTGCCCGCCATCAAACTGGGGGAGGCCCGCGTTCGACTTTCCCGCAGAAAACGGAGAAAGAAAGGACAGCGTGCGGCCCTGAAAGGGGGCGGCAGTGTGCTGATTGTGGGGAAAAGACGGATCCCGGACGCCTTTATCACCCGGCTGGCTAACGGACGCTGGCATGTGATGCAGCGTATGCCGTGGGCATCATCATCCACCGGCGCGGACAGCAAAGGGAGGCCGAAACGCCACCGTCTGCCGATCGAAGTGGTGAAGATTACGACTGCCGGACCGCTGGCAGAAACCTTTGAACGTGAACGGGACCGGATGTACCGGGAAAAATTACCGGCGCAGATGATGAAAGCCATGACGCATCAGTTACGCCTGGTGCTGAAAAGAAAATGACTGGGAGGGTGTATGAAACACCGTGAAATACGGGCGGCAGTTCTGTCTGCCCTGAAAGAAAATATTTCTGAGAGGGTGAGCTGGTTTGACGGTCGCCCGGTTTTTATTGATGAACAGGAACTGCCTGCTGTTGCTGTTTACCTGACAGATGCGTCTGCTGCTGACGAGTTCGTTGATGAGGGAACCTGGGAGGCGACACTGCATATTGAGGTTTTTCTCAGGGCAAAAGAACCGGACTCGGCACTGGATATGTGGATGGAAGAAAAAATTCTTCCTGCGCTGGAGGCAGTTCCCGGGCTCAGTGCATTACTGCTGAAGATGAATCTTCAGGGGTATGACTACCGCCGGGATGATGAGTTTATGATGTGGGGATCGGCAGATCTCCTGTGGAAAATTACCTACGAGATGTGAGGACGATATGGCAACACCAAATCCCCTTGAGCCGGTAAAAGGTGCCGGTACCACTCTGTGGGTTTACAACGGCAAGGGTGATGCTTATGCAAACCCGTTGTCAGACGATGACTGGCAGCGACTGGCTAAGGTGAAGGATCTGACGCCGGGCGAGATGACGGCAGAACCCTACGATGATAACTACCTGGATGATGAAGACGCGGACTGGACCGCGACCGGGCAGGGGCAGAAGTCTGCAGGAGATACCAGTTTTACGCTGGCCTGGAAACCGGGAGAAGAAGGTCAGAAAGGGCTTATAGGCTGGTTTGAAAGCGGGGATGTGCGGGCCTATAAAATCCGTTTCCCAAATGGCACGGTGGATGTGTTCCGTGGCTGGGTCAGCAGTATCGGTAAGGCCGTGACGGCGAAAGAAGTGATCACCCGCACGGTGAAAGTCACTAACGTGGGCAAACCTTCCGTGGCGGAAGAACGCAGCGAAATTACGCCGGCCACTGCAATTAAGGTGACACCGACATCCGGTACGGTGGCAAAAGGGAAAACAACCACCCTGACTGTTTCTTTTGAGCCGGAAAGTGCAACCGACAAGACGTTCAGAGCGGTTTCCGCCGATCCGTCGAAAGCCATCATTAGTGTGAAAGATATGACAATTACGGTAAACGGCGTGGCGACAGGTAAGGTGCAGATCCCTGTGGTGAGCGGAAATGGTCAGTTCGCCGCAGTGGCTGAAGTCACCGTTACTGAAGCGGGCGCAGCAGGGTAAACGGAGGTAATACATGTTTCTGAAAACAGAACAATTTGAATATAACGGTGTGTCCGTCACGCTGTCGGAGCTGTCTGCGCTGCAGCGGTTTGATTATATGAAGTTTGTTTCAGACGCAGCACAACAGAAGACAACGGAGCATAATGCCGTGCACATTAACCAGCGATATCTGGAAACGGCATCCCTGCTTGTGGCGATGTCGCTATGGCATTCCCATTCCCTCAAAGGCACTCTGGCCTCTCCGGAGACAGAGATGCAGCAGATCCGCCGTGAAGTGATGCTGGGATGGCCTGCTGATGCACTGAATCAGGCAACGAACCGGGTGCTTTATCTTTCAGGTATGCTGGATAACCGGCACGATGCCGATCCTGAACCAACCGGGAAAACAGAAGCGACTGAGCCGGTAACATCAAAAAAGCATTCGAAGGCGAGCTGAACTTTGTCCTGAAACTGGCGCGTGAGATGGGGAGAGCCGACTGGCGCGCCATGCTTGCCGGGATGACATCCACCGAATATGCCGACTGGCGACGTTTTTACTGCACGCATTATTTTCAGGATACCCAGCTGGATATGCATTTTTCCGGGCTGACGTACGCCGTACTCAGCCTGTTTTTTTGCGATCCGGATATGCATCCGGCGGATTTCAGCCTGTTCGCTCCGGAGGCAGAGGAAGGGCAGGCGGAGACGCCGGACGAAAATGATGTACTGATGCAGAAGGCGGCGGGCCTCGCCGGTGGAGTCCGTTTCGGGGAGGAGGGAAGGAGGTTGTGACAGTTATTGATGGTATCAGAGGACATTTCAGGAGGTGACCACGATGGCAGGTAATTTTGCCGATCTGACAGCCGTGCTGACACTGGATTCTGCCCGTTTTTCTGAAGAGGCAGCGCGGGTAAAAAAAGAGCTGGGTGAAACCAGTGCGCTTGCTGATTTGATGTCCGGGAAAGTCAGTCAGTCTTTCAGAAAACAGGCTGATGCTGCTGAGCAGAGTCTGAGCCGACAGGCGCTGGCTGCACAAAAAGCCGGGATATCAGTCGGACAGTATAAGGCTGCCATGCGCACACTGCCCGCACAGTTCACGGATATTGTCACTCAGCTTGCCGGTGGTCAGAATCCCTTCCTTATCATGCTGCAGCAGGGGGGGCAGATCAGCGATTCATTCGGTGGACCGCTCAGCCTGCTTACCCTGCTGAAGGAGGAACTTCTCGGGATCAGGGATGCCTCTGAATCATCAGAGGAGTCGCTGTCAGATACGGCAAATGCACTGGCTGAAAATGCCCGGAATGCCGGTGAGCTGGGACGATTTATGTCGGTGGCCCGTGTGGCGGCAGGTGGCGGGGTTGCCGTACTGGCCGCGCTTGCTGCCGCCGCCTGGCAGGCAGAGCAGGCTGACCGGGCCTTATTGCGTTCACTGACCCTGACCGGAGGGGCTGCTGCCACCACAACGGCAGAATTGTGGAAAATGGCCGGGGTGATCAGCGATGAAGCCGGTGGTGGTATCAGACAGGCGGCAGAAAATCTGGCCCGTCTGGCAGAAAGCGGGAAATATACCGCCGGGCAGCTACGGATCATGGGGGAAACCTCTCAGAGATGGCTGCAGACGGTGGGGGACGATGCCGGGAAGGTGGAAAAAGCCTTTGAAGGGATTGCAGCAGATCCGGTGAAGGCGCTGGCCTCCCTGAATCAGCAGTATAACTTCCTGAGCGTTTCCCAGTTACGCCATATTGATGAGCTTGAGCGCACGAAAGGTAAACAGGCTGCGGTGACGGAGGCGATGTCCCTGTTTGCGGATGTCATGAATGCACGTCTGGAGCAACTTGATAAAGCGGCCACGCCGGTGGAAAAAATCTGGGACGATGTTAAAACCTGGACTTCTGACGCATGGGCATGGATAGGTGATCATACACTGGGGGCACTCAGTCTGATCACTGACGTGGTGGCAGGAACCGTTGAACAGGTGAAGCTGCTGCTTGTGCAGGGGGATCTGGCGCTGGCTGAATTTATTCAGTCAGCCTGGGAAACGACAAAGAATGTGCCCGGCGTTGGTGCGTTGTTTGGTGAACTGGCAGAAGAGAACCGCGTATTTATTGAGAAAACAAAACGTGATGAACTGGCGCTGAGAAAATCCATTGCGGAACGGGATGCGCGTATACGCCAGGGGGAAATGGGGTACATCAACCGTTCGCGGTGCAACAGGCGTCAGCAAAGGTCCGGGGCAGCAGGAAGCCGTCAGCCGTCTGGCTGAAGAGCTGACAGGTAAAAAGCATACATCACCGAAAACGCGCTCTGCCGGGGAGAGGGAAGAGGAGCAGGCAAGAGAGGCTCTGCTTGCCCTTGAAGCTGAGCTCAGGACGCTGGAAAAACACAGCGGTGCGAATGAGAAAATCAGCCGGCAGCGCCGTGATTTATGGAAGGCGGAAAGTCAGTATGCGGTCCTGAAAGAGGCTGCCACGAAACGACAGTTATCTGAGCAGGAAAAATCCCTGCTGGCGCATAAAGACGAGACGCTGGAGTACAAACGCCAGCTGGCTGAGCTGGGCGACAAGGTTGAATACCAGAAACGCCTGAATGAGCTGGCACAGCAGGCGGTGCGGTTTGAAGAGCAGCAGAGCGCGAAGCAGGCCGCCATCAGCGCAAAAGCCCGCGGTCTCACTGACCGTCAGGCGCAGCGGGAGTCTGAAGCGCAGCGTCTTCGGGACGTGTACGGTGATAATCCGCAGGCGCTGGCCCGGGTCACCGGGGCACTGAAACAGACATGGGCGGATGAAGACATGCTGCGCGGTGACTGGCTGGCCGGGCTGAAGTCCGGCTGGGGGGAGTGGGCGGAAAGTGCGACGGACAGTTTTTCGCAGGTTAAAAGTGCTGCCACGCAGACCTTTGACGGTATTGCACAGAATATGGCGGCGATGCTGACCGGTGCAGAGGCAGACTGGCGGGGATTCACCCGTTCGGTGCTGTCCATGATGACAGAAATCCTGCTTAAACAGGCCATGGTGGGCATTGTCGGGCGTATCGGCAGCGCCATTGGCGGGGTTGTTGGAGGTGGTGTAACGGCTTCCTCGGGGACGGCCATTGAGGCTGCGGCAGCGAACTTCCATTTTGCGACCGGCGGATTTACGGGAACCGGCGGCAAATATGAGCCTGCGGGGATAGTTCACCGCGGGGAGTTTGTTTTCACGAAAGAGGCAACCAGCCGGATAGGTGTGGGGAATCTTTACCGTCTGATGCGTGGCTATGCGGAAGGGGGGTATGTGGGTGGTGCCGGAAGTCCGGCGCAGATGCGGCGGGCGGAAGGTATTAATTTTAATCAGAACAATCACGTGGTGATTCAGAACGACGGCACCAACGGACAGGCGGGGCCGCAGCTGATGAAGGCGGTGTATGACATGGCCCGCAAGGGGGCGCAGGATGAGATTCAGGCGCAGTTGCGTGATGCGGTATGTTATCGGGGAGCGGGCGATGAAAACATTTCGCTGGAAAGTGAAGCCGGATATGGAGGTGAACTCGCAGCCGTCGGTGCGTGAAGTGCGTTTTGGTGACGGGTACTCACAGCGTATGGCGGCAGGGCTGAATGCTGACCTGAAAACATACCGTGTGACGCTTTCCGTGACCCGGGAGGAGGCCCGGCATCTGGAAGCGTTCCTGGCAGAGCACGGAGGCTGGAAGGCATTTTTGTGGAAGCCACCCTATGCATACCGGCAGATAAAGGTGACCTGTGCCGCCTGGTCATCACGGGTTCGCATGCTGCGGGTTGAATTCAGTGCCGAGTTTAAGCAGGTGGTGAACTGATGCAGGATATTCACGAAGAAAGCCTGAACGAGTCGGTTAAATCAGAGCAGTCACCGCGGGTGGTGCTCTGGGAAATTGACCTGACGGTGCAGGGCGGTGAGCGGTATTTTTTCTGTAATGAGCTGAATGAAAAAGGGGAGGCGGTCACCTGGCAGGGGCGGCAATATCAGGTATACCCGATTGACGGCAGCGGTTTTGAGATGAACGGGAAGGGCAGCAGTGCCAGACCGTCGCTGACAGTGTCCAATCTTTTCGGCCTTGTCACCGGGATGGCGGAGGATTTGCAGAGCCTGGTGGGTGCCACGGTGGTCCGCCGCCGGGTGTATGCGCGTTTTCTGGATGCGGTGAATTTTGTGGCAGGCAATCCTGAGGCAGACCCGGAGCAGGAGCTGACGGACCGGTGGGTGGTGGAGCAGATGTCATCGCTGACGGCCATGACGGCCTCGTTTGTGCTGGCGACACCGACGGAGACGGACGGAGCGCTGTTTCCCGGTCGCATCATGCTGGCGAACACCTGTATGTGGGATTACCGGGGAGATGAATGCGGGTATAACGGTCCTGCGGTGGCGGATGAGTTCGATAAACCCACCACGGATATCCGGAAGGACAGATGCAGTAAATGCATGCGCGGGTGTGAGATGCGCGGCATGGTGGCTAATTTTGGCGGTTTCCTTTCCATTAACAAACTTTCGCAGTAAATCCAATGACACAGACAGAATCAGCGATTCTGGCGCATGCCCGGCGGTGTGCGCCTGCGGAGTCGTGCGGCTTCGTGGTGAGAACGCCGGAGGGGGAGCGGTATATCCCTTGTGTGAATATCTCTGCAGAGCCGGAGGCGTATTTTCGTATTGCACCGGAAGACTGGCTGTGGGCAGAGATGCAGGGGGAGATTGTGGCACTGGTCCACAGTCATCCCGGTGGTCTGCCCTGGCTGAGCGAGGCGGACCGGCGGCTGCAGATAAAGAGTGCCCTGCCCTGGTGGCTGGTCTGCCGGGGGGAAATTCACAAATTCCGCTGTGTGCCGCACCTGACCGGGCGTCGTTTTGAGCACGGGGTGACGGACTGTTACACCCTGTTCCGGGATGCATACCATCTGGCGGGGATAACGCTGCCGGATTTTGTGCGTGAGGATGACTGGTGGCGCAACGGTCAGAACCTTTACCTGGACAATATGGCGGTCACCGGCTTTTACCGGGTGCCCCTGTCCTCTGCACAGGCGGGCGATATCCTGCTGTGCTGCTTTGGCGCATCGGTGGCCAATCATGCCGCCATTTACTGCGGCAACGGTGAACTGCTTCACCATCTGCCTGAACAACTGAGTAAACGGGAGAGGTATTCCGAAAAATGGCAACGACGAACGCATTCTGTCTGGCGTCACCGCCACTGGCACGCATCTGCCTTCACGGGGATTTGCAACGATTTGGCCGCCGCCTCAGCCTGTATGTGAACACGGCAGCGGAAGCCATCCGTGCCCTGTCGATGCAGATGCCGGGATTCCGCCGTCAGATGAACGAAGGCTGGTACCAGATACGTATTGCCGGTGATGACACGGCACCGGAGGCGGTGTACGCCCGTCTTCACGAACAGTTGGGTGAGGGAACGGTCATCCATATTGTGCCGCGACTGGCCGGGGCCGGAAAGGGTGGACTGCAGATTGTGCTGGGGGCGGCGGCCATCGTGGGGTCGTTCTTCACTGCCGGGGCATCAATGGCGTTATGGGGTTCAGCCCTGGCAGCCGGTGGTTTTTCTGCCACCACGATGCTGTTCTCACTGGGTGCCAGCATGATACTGGGCGGTGTGGCCCAGATGCTGGCACCGAAGGCAAAAACACCGGATTACCGCGCAACGGATAACGGTAAACAGAACACGTATTTTTCGTCACTGGATAACATGATTGCCCAGGGGAACCCGATGCCGGTGCCTTACGGTGAAATGCTGGTTGGCTCACGGCGAATCTCCCAGGACATCAGTACCCGTGATGAAGGCGGTGACGGGAAGGTGGTGGTTATCGGGCGGCAGGCATAAAAGCGAAAAAATCCCGCAGTGACCGAAGGCTGCGGGAACAGAAAATGAAGATTAACCACAGGGAGTTTTGTTTTTATTGGCCCGAAAAAACTGTAACGCCCGGGAATGATATCTGCCACGGGGGCGTACAGAAAATGTGAAGATATTCAGAATTTTTATTCCGTCATGACACAGGCACCCTCCGGGGTGCCTGTCGTTTTTGGGGCATAAACAGATTCAGACATCAGACAGGAGAGGGGGACAGAGTGGGTAAAGGTGGCGGCAGGGCGCACACGCCGGTAGAGGCAAAGGACAATCTTAAGTCCACGCAGATGATGAGCGTGATTGATGCCATTGGTGAAGGGCCGATTGAAGGTCCGGTGAAGGGGCTGCAGAGTATCCTGGTGAACAAAACCCCGCTGACGGACACGGACGGTAATCCTGTGATACATGGTGTGACAGCGGTCTGGCGCGCCGGGGAGCAGGAGCAGACACCACCTGAAGGCTTTGAGTCCTCCGGGGCGGAAACCGCACTGGGCGTGGAAGTGACGAAGGCAAAGCCGGTGACGCGCACCATTACGTCCGCGAACATTGACCGCCTGCGGGTCACCTTCGGGGTGCAGTCACTGTTGGAGACCACCTCAAAGGGCGACCGTAATCCCTCTTCTGTCCGACTGCTGATTCAGTTGCAGCGTAACGGTAACTGGGTGACGGAAAAGGATGTCACCATTAACGGCAAGACCACCTCACAGTACCTGGCGTCGGTGATTCTGGATAATCTGCCTCCCCGTCCTTTTAACATCCGGATGGTCCGGGAGACAGCGGACAGCACCCCGGACCAGCTGCAGAATAAGACGCTCTGGTCGTCATACACCGAAATCATCGATGTGAAACAGTGCTACCCGAACACGGCGATTGTGGGGCTGCAGGTGGATGCGGAGCAGTTTGGCGGTCAGCAGATGACGGTGAACTACCATATCCGCGGTCGCATCATCCAGGTACCGTCAAACTATGACCAGGAAAAACGCACGTACAGCGGCATCTGGGACGGCAGCCTGAAACCGGCATACAGCAACAACCCGGCCTGGTGCCTGTGGGACATGCTGACTCACCCGCGCTACGGCATGGGAAAACGCCTGGGGGCCGCGGATGTGGACAAGTGGGCGCTGTATGCCATCGGGCAGTACTGTGACCAGCGTGTCCCGGACGGCTTCGGAGGGACAGAGCCGCGGATGACCTTTAATGCGTACCTGTCACAACAGCGTAAGGCGTGGGACGTTCTCAGTGATTTCTGCTCGGCGATGCGCTGTATGCCGGTATGGAACGGCCAGACGCTGACGTTTGTGCAGGACCGTCCGTCAGATGTGGTGTGGCCCTACACAAACAGTGATGTGGTGGCTGACAATGAAGGTGTGGGATTCCGCTACAGTTTCAGCGCCCTGAAGGACCGTCATACTGCGGTGGAGGTCAGTTACGTCGACCCGCATAACGGCTGGCAGACCTCCACGGAACTGGTGGAAGACCCGGAAGCCATACTGCGCTACGGACGCAACCTGCTGAAGATGGATGCGTTCGGCTGCACCAGTCGCGGTCAGGCCCACCGTGCCGGGCTGTGGGTGATAAAGACCGGACTGCTGGAAACGCAGACGGTGGATTTCACGCTCGGGTCACAGGGGCTGCGTCACACACCCGGTGACATTATTGAAATCTGTGATAACGACTATGCCGGGACCATGACCGGCGGACGTGTCCTGTCCATCGATGCCGCCAGCCGCACCCTGACGCTGGACCGTGAGGTGACACTGCCGGAGACCGGTGCCGCCACGGTGAACCTGATTAACGGCAGCGGTAAGCCGGTGAGCGTGGCCATCACTGCACACCCCGCGCCGGACCGGATACAGGTCAGCACCCTGCCTGATGGTGTGGAGACATACGGTGTATGGGGACTATCCCTGCCGTCACTGCGCCGTCGCCTGTTCCGCTGTGTCTCCGTCCGGGAAAACACGGACGGCACCTTTGCCATCACGGCGGTGCAGCACGTACCGGAAAAAGAAGCCATCGTGGATAACGGTGCCCGCTTTGAGCCGCAGTCAGGCACCCTGAACAGCGTCATCCCTCCGGCAGTGCAGCACCTGACGGTGGAGGTGAGCGCAGCTGACGGCCAGTATCTGGCGCAGGTGAAATGGGACACGCCGCGGGTGGTGAAGGGCGTGCGCTTCAGTCTGCGCCTGACCAGTGGAAGCGGTCAGGACAGGCGTCTGGTGACCACCGCCATCACCGCGGATACAGAGCACCGTTTCAGCGGTCTGCCGCCGGGGGAATACACCCTGACGGTCAGGGCGATTAACAGTTATGGCCAGCAGGGGGAACCGGCCACCACCACGTTCAGGATTAATGCACCTGCGGTACCCGCCACGATTGAGCTGACACCGGGCTATTTTCAGATAACAGCGGTCCCGCGTCTTGCGGTGTATGACCCGACGGTACAGTTTGAGTTCTGGTTTTCGGAGACAAAAATCGCAGATACATCTCAGGTGGAAACCTCTGCCCGTTATCTGGGGACCGGCAGTCAGTGGAGTGTATCCGGCCCGCACATTAAGCCCGGGAAGGATTTCTGGTTTTACGTGCGCAGCGTCAACCTGGTGGGGAAATCTGCTTTTGTGGAAGCCAGTGGCCGGGCCAGCAATGATGCAGAAGGGTATCTGGGGCTGTTTCGGGAAAAAATAGGAAAACTGCATCTGGCTCAGGGGCTGTGGGAGCTGATAGACAACAGCCAGCTTGCGGATGAGATGGCGGAGATGAAGACCTCCATCACCGAAACCCGCAATGAAATCACACAGACGGTCAGTAAAACGCTGGAGGATCAGAGCGCCACCATACAGCAGATACAGCGCGTGCAGAAGGACACAAATGATGACCTTGCTGCACTTTACATGCTGAAGGTACAGAAAACAAAAAATGGCATACCCTATGTTGCCGGTATTGGAGCGGGGATTGAGGATACTGATGGCCAGCCCCTGAGCAACATACTGCTGCTGGCTGACCGTATCGCGATGATAAATCCGGAGAGCGGCAACAGCACGCCGTTATTTGTGGCGCAGGGGAATCAGCTGTTCATGAACGACGTGTTCCTGAAGCGACTGTTTGCGGTGAGTATCACGTCATCCGGCAACCCCCCGACGTTTTCCCTGACGCCGGAGGGCAGGCTGACCGCAAGAAATGCTGATATCAGCGGTAACGTGAATGCGAATTCCGGGACGCTCAACAACGTCACGATTAATGAGAACTGTCAGATTAAGGGGAAACTGTCAGCCAACCAGATTGAAGGTGATATTGTCAAAACGGTCAGCAAGTCTTTCCCCCGCACGAACAGTTATGCCAGTGGCACCATCACGGTAAGAATCAGTGATGATCAGAAATTTGACCGGCAGGTCATGATACCGCCAGTGTTATTCCGCGGTGGTAAGCATGAGAATTTCAACAGTAATAACCAACAGTCATACTGGTATTCAACCTGCCGGTTAAGAGTGACCCGCAATGGTCAGGAGATTTTTAATCAGTCCACGACGGATGCTCAGGGCGTATTTTCCTCAGTTATAGATATGCCTGCCGGACAGGGGACGCTGACACTGACATTCACCGTATCTTCATCAGGAGCGAATAACTGGACACCAACAACCAGTATCAGCGATCTGCTGGTTGTGGTGATGAAAAAATCCACAGCAGGTATCAGTATCAGCTGAATTTTATAACCCAGAACGGGCGTCAGAAATGACGCCTTTTTTATTGCAGAAAAGCGAGAGGTAATTATGCGTAAACTTTATGCCGCCATTTTGTCCGCAGCCATTTGTCTGGCCGTATCCGGTGCGCCTGCATGGGCGTCTGAACATCAGTCCACGCTGAGCGCGGGGTATCTTCATGCCCGGACGAACGCTACCGGTAGCGATAATCTTAACGGGATTAACGTGAAATACCGTTATGAATTTACGGACACGCTGGGGCTGATTACGTCATTCAGTTATGCCAATGCTGAAGATGAGAAAAAAACGCACTACAGCGATACCCGCTGGCATGAAGATTCCTTTCGTAACCGCTGGTTCAGCGTAATGGCGGGGCCGTCTGTGCGCGTGAATGAATGGTTCAGCGCGTATGCGGTGGCGGGAGTGGCTTACAGCCGTGTGTCGACTTTCTCCGGGGATTATCTCCGCGTAACTGACAACAAGGGGAAAACGCACGATGTGCTGACCGGAAGTGATGACGGTCGCCACAGCAACACGTCTCTGGCGTGGGGGGCTGGCGTGCAGTTTAACCCGACCGAATCCGTGGCCATTGATATTGCTTATGAAGGCTCCGGCAGTGGCGACTGGCGCACTGACGGTTTCATCGTGGGTGTCGGTTATAAGTTCTGATTAGCCAGGTAACACAGTGTTATGACAGCCCGCCGTTTCAGGCGGGCTTTTTTGTGGGGTGAATATGGCAGTAAAGATTTCAGGTGTACTGAAAGACGGCACAGGAAAACCGGTAGAGAACTGCACCATTCAACTGAAAGCAAGACGTAACAGCGCCACGGTGGTGGTGAACACGGTGGCCTCTGAAAATCCGGATGAAGCCGGTCGTTACAGCATGGACGTTGAGTACGGTCAGTACAGCGTCATTCTGTTGGTGGAGGGCTTCCCGCCGTCACATGCCGGGACCATCACCGTGTATGAAGATTCTCAACCCGGTACGCTGAATGATTTTCTCGGTGCCATGTCGGAGGATGACGTCCGGCCGGAGGCACTGCGCCGTTTTGAACTGATGGTGGAAGAGGTGGCGCGTCACGCTGAGGAGGCGAAGAAGAATGCCGGAGAGGCGGAGACGTCAGCGAGGAATGCCGGCATATCAGCCAGTCAGGCAGAAGAGAGCGCTGCAAATGCTGACACTTCAGCAGGGGAGGCATCGGAGTCAGCCCGGCAGGCGGCAGAAAGTGCAGCCTCAGCAAAGCAGTCAGAGGAGGCGTCCTCGTCCTCGGCTTCTGCGGCCGCTCAAAAAGCCAGTGAGTCATCACAAAGTGCAGCAGAAGCTGAATTGTCAAGAAAGACGGCAGAAAGTGCAGCCGGTAATGCAGCCAGGGATGCAACGACCGCAACAGAAAAAGCCCGGGAGTCAGCAGAAAGCGCACAGTCAGCGGAACAAAGCAGGATAGCGGCGGAAGAGGCCGTAAACCGAATCCCCACCGTGGTGGGACCTCCCGGGCCAAAGGGGGAACAGGGGCCCGCGGGTCCTCAGGGGCCGAAGGGTGATAAGGGAGAGCGCGGTGACACCGGCCCTGTCGGGGCAACCGGCGAACGGGGACCGGCAGGTGATGCTGGTCCGGCAGGCCCGCAGGGGCCGAAAGGTGACAGGGGAGAGCGGGGAGAGACCGGTCTGACGGGAAATGCAGGTCCACAGGGTCCAAAGGGAGATACCGGTGCGGCAGGCCCGGCAGGCCCACAGGGACCGAAAGGAGAAACAGGTGCGGCTGGCCCGGTGGGGGCAACCGGACCTCAGGGACCGAAGGGCGACCCGGGGGAGACACAAATCCGTTTTCGTCTGGGGCCGGCGAGCATTATTGAGACAAACAGCAATGGCTGGTTCCCGGATACAGATGGCGCACTCATCACCGGACTGACCTTTCTTGACCCCAAAGATGCCACACAGGTTCAGGGGCTGTTTCGGCATTTGCAGGTCAGGTTTGGTGACGGGCCGTGGCAGGATGTTAAGGGGCTGGATGAAGTGGGCAGTGATACAGGCAGAACAGGAGAATGACATGAATATACTAAAAAAACTTATGCAGCGTCTGTGTGGTTGCGGAAAGCATGATGGCCGTGAACACGTGCAGTCGCTTACAGCACAACTGCGACTGGGGCCGGCAGACATCCTGGAGTCCGATGAGAATGGTATTATTCCGGAGCAGGATGAACCGCCCCGGGTTTCCTGGAGAGTGTTTTATCTGTGAACTCAGGCTGCCAGATCATCGTTTCCGATGGAAGCATAATAAGCTTTTTCTGCTTCTGCCGGAGGAGTATGGCCCAGCCTTCCCAGCAATCGTCGATTGTTATACCAGTCCACCCACGTTAGTGTGGCCAGTTCCACTTCTGCACGGTTTTTCCAGCTCTTACGGTGTATTACCTCCGCTTTGTAAAGACCATTGATGCTCTCAGCCATCGCGTTGTCATACGAGTCGCCTGTACTCCCTGTTGATGCCAGTAATCCGGCTTCTTTTAGTCGCTCCGTATAGGCCAGTGACACATACTGAGAGCCTTTATCGCTGTGATGGATGGTGCCAGACGGACGACGGGCCCACAACGCCTGCTCCAGCGCATCCAGCACGAATGTCGTTTCCATAGACGATGAGACCCGCCACCCCACGATGTATCCGGCAAACACATCAATGATAAACGCCACATAGACGAAGCCCTGCCATGTGCTGACGTAAGTAAAATCAGCCACCCACAGCTGGTCAGGTCGTTCTGCCACGAACTGACGGTTTACGCGGTCGCCTGCGGCAACGGCTTTCCGGCTGATGGTCGTACGGACCTTTTTACCCCGGAGAACACCGGCAAGTCCCATAACCGCCATGAGACGTGCCACTGTACATCTGGCCACCCTGATTCCTTCCCGTAACAACTGACGCCAGACTTTACGCACACCGTACACCTGATGATTTTCATCGTATACGCGCTGTATCTCTCTCTTCAGCCAGTCGTCGTGCTGCGCACGGGCACTGCGTTTATCCGGATGATGTCGCTGTTGCTGACAATGGTAATACGTTGACGGGGCAATATGCAGTTCGCTGCATACCGGTCCGACCCCGTACTGCTCACGCAGCTTATCCAGCAGTGGCATCATTTTTTCCAGAGGCGGTCGAACTCCGCCTTCGCAAAATAAGCGGAAGCCTGGCGAAGGATATCGTTACTGCGGCGCAGTTCACGATTTTCACGTTCCAGCTCTTTCAGACGCTGACGTTCAGCGCTGGTGAGCCCACCATCACCGCCCCCGGTATCCCGCTCATGCTGGCGAACCCAGACACGCAGAGTCTCCGGCGTACAGCCAATCTTTGGGGCAATGGAACAAATTGCCGCCCACTGTGAGTCATATTCATCCTGACTTTCCAGAACCATACGAATCGCCCGCTGACGGACTTCGGGGGAAAAACGAGTATTTTTAGTCATCCTGTTTACCTCTTTCTCAGGGAGTTTAGTCTCCAGGAAACCCGGGGCGGTTCAGGACAGGGTAATCACGCAGGTGGTGATACTGGATGCGGATAAAAAGCAGATACAGTGCGTGGTAAGACCGCTGCAAATCCTGCGTGCTGACGGGACGTGGGAAAATATTGGCGGGATGAAGTAACCCGACAGCTTCACAAAACCGGAGTCCGGCTCCGGTTTTTGTGTTGCAATGTCCGGGGGATATTTGTTAAGTAGATGATAGAGGAGCTAATTCAACAGGGAGATAAATTAATGCCGATAAATCTGACATCTTATTTGGGGTTACAGGGGGCGAAAGTTGTCCCGGCAGTTGTTTTTTCTAAAATTTAGTCTTGTTGGGGTAAATGACATATGCCATTGATAACATCCAGCATTTCATCAAATGTTGCTTTGCAGAGTATTGAAATATTACGTGAAGCTGCCAGACAAAACCTGATAACGAAAGATATTACTATAAATGGGCAGAAAGTTGGTATTCATTATTATCAACGCCCTGACGTTTTTTTAGTTTCTGGTTGTAAGCTAGTGAATTGGTGGCACTGAAATATATAAAACCATATTAAGTATCAATATGAAAATTCCCGTTCTCCAACCTGGCTTCAACTTTTTTGCCCCTGCTGGATACTCTGCTGCCGTTGCTCCTAATCGTGCTGAAAATGCCTATGCGGATTACGTTTTGGATATAGGTAAGCGAATACCGCTTTCCGCAGCAGATTTAAGCAACGTATACGAAAGTGTAATTCGCGCCGTCCATGACAGCCGTAGCAGGCTCATCGATCAGCATACGGTCGATATGATTGGCAACACTGTACTTGATGCGTTGAGCCGATCACAAACATTTCGTGATGCCGTAAGCTATGGCATTCATAATGAGGAGGTACACATTGGTTGCATTAAATACAGAAACGAATACGAGCTTAACGGAGAATCTGCTATCAAAATTGATGATATTCAATCACTAACCTGTAACGAATTATATGGATACGATGTCGGGCAAGAACCAATTCTCCCCATTTGCGAGGCAGGAGAAAACGAGAACGAAGAGCCTTATGTCAGTTTTAGTGTTGCGCCAGATACTGATTCTTATGAGATGCCATCGTGGCAGGAAGGACTGATTCACGAGATTATTCATCATGTTACTGGGGCCAGCGATCCATCTGGAGATAGTAATATAGAGCTAGGACCCACCGAGATTCACGCACGTCGTGTCGCTCAAGAGCTGGGATGGAGTGTTCCCGACTTCAAAGGATATGCAGAGCCAGAACGAGAAGCTCATCTTAGGTTACGTAACCTGAATGCCCTTCGACAGGCTGCCATGAGGCATGAAAAGAATGAGAGGGCTTTCTTCGAAAGACTGGGTACGATCAGTGACCGATATGAGGCGAGTCCTGATTTCACAGAGTATTCCGCTGTGTCTAACATAGGATACGGATTTATCCAGCAACATGATTTTCCAGGGGTGGCTATCGACGAGAATTTACAGGATGTAAATCAGATCCAACTGTATCATGGTGCTCCTTATATCTTTACATTTGGGGATGTGGACAGACACAATTAGCGCTGATTCGTCTTTACAGTTACATAGGGTTACTACTCATAGATATTAACGGAGTTGATGATGGGCAATCGTGCAACATTGTATTGTATGTAAAGGCAGAGCCCCGAATTTTACTGTTGTAAGTGGGCCTGGCGGGAATGGTATCGCCAGCATCATTGGCTTGGGTCCAGTAAAAAGAGACGCAGAAAGATGCACAATAGGCACTACGCGTCATGCATGGATTAGGTCGCTCATCATTTACACAGTACTGCTAAAAAATTATTAAGGAAAGCGCGGCACGTCGTATGCAAGAACGTGCCACGGCTGGCTGATGGACGTTCGATAGCGCGAGTTTGAATGAAAATCAGCCGGAGATGATTTTACATAATTGCTACGGAATTATTCAATACAGGAATTGCTTGTGTATGCATGGATTGACCTGAAATATTCCCGAAAATTTCTCTAAAAAACTCGAAAAAAATGGTAACTAATTGAATGTATTAATATGTAATAGTACGTGTTAGAGATTAAAAGATGAGCATGAATTTATTTAACACATTAATTCTAAAAGATTTTGTTGTTTGTTGACGAATACAGGAATCGTGTTCGGTCTCTTTTTATCTGTTAAAAGCCAGAAGCATTTCCTTCGCTGACTTTATAGTCAACCATAACACACACTCTACTGTCTGAGTCCAGCGTTTTTTAACATTCTTGTTAAGATTATGTGATCTTTAGCGCGGGAGGAAAATATTGATGAAACAGCCTGCGCCCGTTTATCAGAGAATTGCGGGTCATCAATGGCGACATATCTGGCTTTCTGGCGATATACACGGTTGTCTTGAGCAGTTGCGCCGCAAATTATGGCATTGTCGTTTTGATCCGTGGCGAGATTTACTTATCTCAGTGGGAGACGTTATCGATCGTGGGCCGCAAAGTTTACGTTGTCTGCAGTTACTGGAACAACATTGGGTTCGTGCGGTAAGAGGCAATCATGAACAGATGGCGATGGATGCGCTGGCATCCCAGCAGATGTCTTTGTGGTTGATGAATGGCGGCGACTGGTTTATTGCGCTGGCAGATAATCAACAGAAACAAGCGAAAACGGCGCTGGAAAAATGTCAGCATTTGCCCTTTATTCTTGAAGTACACAGCCGCACCGGCAAACATGTTATTGCTCATGCCGATTATCCAGATGATGTTTATGAATGGCAAAAGGACGTTGATTTGCATCAGGTCTTGTGGAGCCGCTCGCGATTAAGTGAACGCCAAAAAGGGCAGGGAATTACAGGTGCTGATCATTTCTGGTTTGGTCATACACCGTTGCGCCATCGCGTGGATATTGGCAACCTGCATTATATTGATACCGGCGCTGTCTTTGGGGGCGAACTGACTTTCGTGCAATTGCAATAATTAAAAATCACCATACTCCTGTGCTGGTCGCCAGAAACCATCTATAAAATCCTCAATCGGAAAACAACCGCCATGACGGATCCGTTGATCGCTCATAGAATAAAGACACTGCTGTTCCGTGTTGTAGACATCCACAACAATATCTTCACAACCGCCATCCAGGTAGCAAACAAAAAGTACCAGCGCGAACATTTCATCCCCGAAGTGTGGTGCCGTACCGTTAAGTTTAGGAGAGATTTTACAACGGGGGAATAACCAGGACAAATAACCCGCCAT